TGAATTAACAGACCGTGTAAAAGCCATCTATGGAGATCAGATGACTCTGAAAGATATGGTGGATGTAATGGAACGAATAATCCGGGAGCCTGGCAGAAAAGATCCGGTCAATGCCAGAATCCTTACATACGATGAAGCGGCCATGTGGGATGAATACAGGAAAATCGGTACGGTGGAAGAATGCCGGGCGGCTATGGAGAAGCAGAGAAAGAAACTTGTGAAAAATCAATATGGAACAAGCTATATCTGGAAAGCTGGATATTGCCCTGTATGTGGCTGCGGAGTTACAGCAAGATGGGATTATTGCCAGTGCTGTGGGCAGAAGTTGAACTGGGAGAATGCATGATGTCACGAAATAAAGAGGAGCGGGCAAGAATGGAGGGCATGGCACAGGCTCTACGAATTGCCAAATCAAAAGGTGTTGAAGGACTTGAGGAAGAATTAAGGATGAGGAATATTGTTGATCTTCCGTGTGCCGTCAGCAAGACTGCCATGAATGAATGCATTATGCGGATAAAGAACAACACAGTTGATACAGTCACTATTTTATCGGCATATATTCTTCACGAAAAATTTGGTTTTGGGAGAACAAGACTAGACAGATTTATTCATGAATTTAATTTTCAGGCAGAATGCTTGATGGATGATTATTTCACATGGGACGACCAGATCGAAGTTCTCCGTCAGGAATGCGGACTTAACCTTGAAATCAGGAAGAATGATAAGGATGTGAGAATTTGACAAAGGATTTTAGAAAAGTGTTTGCAATGAAAGCAGAGCGCGAAAAAAGAATTAAGAAAATTTGTCCCGACATCCCTAATTCCAGTGGAATATATGTATTTTACAGGATTGATGAAGCTGGAATCAGGAGAGCTTATTGCGGACAGGCAGTAAATCTGCTGGAAAGATGCGCGTCACATTTAGGAGAGTATGACCATATAGCATTAAGCCTTAAAAAACACGGATTTTACAGTAATGAAAATCCATACGGATGGAAACTGGATTACAGGACATATCCTAAGTCAGAATTGGATGATAAGGAAGTTGAAACTATTAAATCGTTTGCGGATAAAGGTTTTCAAATGTATAACGTCACAGCGGGCAGCCAAGGAAAAGGGAAACAGGTAACAGGGCAGTACAAGCAGCCTAAGACGTACTCGCAGGGCATACAACAGGGCAGAAAGAATATGGCTAGGGAATTATCGTCTATAGTAGAAAAACACCTTAAAATCGAATTGAGAGCGGATAAGGCTAACAACAAGGTGTCACAGAAGCAGTATGAGAAGTTTAAGGAATTGCTGAAGGAGGGAAAAGGTGAAACCAATTCTTGATGTATGTTGTGGAAGCAAGATGTTTTACTTTGATAAAAACAATCCCAATGTAGTTTTTATGGATTGCAGAGAGTTAGAGGATACCCTTTGTGATGGACGCAAGCTAGAAATAAAGCCGGACATCATAGGGGATTTCCGCAATATTTCCTTCCCGGACAACACATTTCATTTAGTTGTATTTGACCCACCCCATTTAATTAAGGTTGGTGATAATTCGTGGTTGGCCAAGAAATACGGAAAATTAACAGACACTTGGTCAAGTGATATTAAGAGAGGCTTTAGCGAGTGCATGAGGGTACTTAAACCTTGCGGAACGCTTGTCTTCAAATGGAATGAACAGCAGATAAAGTTATCAGAGATATTAAAAAGTATAGATTACAAGCCTATATTCGGAAACAAAAGAGCTGATACGCACTGGCTTGTGTTTATGAAAGTGGGTGAGGGCAATGAATGACTATTACACAAATTACACCTGCTCAAGCGGACACTGTCCTCTAATTGTCGAAGAAGAAAAATACGGAGTAAGAACTTCAACTTGTGAAGATTATTGCGGAAGTGGTTTTGGCGGTTGCAATAATTGTTACTTTGAAAACAGCGAACTTTGTGAGGAATGTGTGCATAAGGCTAATAATTCAAATGCAGAGATTAAGGAATTGTTGAAAGAAGGGAATACAGAGTGATAACCGAACGAGATGAATGCTGTGGTTGTGCAACGGAATCATATCCTTGCCTTGGAGATAGCTGCCCTAGAAGACATACGGAAGTGCTGATCTGTGACGAGTGTGGGAATGAAGTAGAAAAATTATACAAAGTGGACGGAATGCAGTTATGTAGCCGATGCGCTTTGAATGAACTGGAGGAAGTTGATTATGAAAGAGAAAGAAGCTATTGAATATCTGAAAACAAAATATTTGCACCCAGATAGTCCGGCTAATCCGTCAAAAGAGCTATGCATTATGCATAACGAGGCTCTTGATTTGGCAATTGCCGCCTTGAAAGAAGAGGATAAGCGGAAGAAAAAGAGTGTTACGTTAGAGCAGATCAAAGAAATTGTTGATTATTTGAATCAAGTATGCGGAACGAGATACAAATACAATAACAAGCAGACACAGTCTTACATAAATGCCAGATTTTCCGAAGGATATACGATGGAAGATTTCAAGAACGTGATCGACAAAAAGGCAAAGGAATGGAAAGGTACGCAGTTTGAGCAGTTTTTGAGTCCCGGAACGCTGTTTTGCACCAAATTTGAGAGATACGTTAATCAGAAAGAGAAAGTCTTCAGACCAAAAGGACAGCAGGACATTTTAGGCGAGTGGAGGGATAGCTGATGACCAGAGAAGAGACACAAAATCTTCTGGCAATGATGCAGGCAGCATATCAGAATTACAATCCTCCGAGTAAAACAGCTGCGGTAAATGTCTGGCATATGATGTTGCAGGACTTTGACTGGAAGCTTGTGCAGGCGGCATTTGTGGCATTTGTCAGGGAGAATGCAAGCGGATTTCCGCCATCTCCAGGGCAGATCGTCGAAAAAATCCAACTGCTCACTAAACCAGAAGACCTGAACGAAATGGAAGCATGGGCGTTAGTGAGTAAGGCTATCAGGAGGAGTGCTTATAATAGCCGAGAAGAGTATGAGAAGCTGCCAGAATCTGTGCAGAAAGCCGTAGGCTCCTCAAATCAGTTGTATGCTTGGGCAATGGATACAGAATACAATGAAAGTGTTGTGAGTAGCCATTTTGTCAGATGCTATCGGACAATTGTTGAGCGTGAGAACACAATTGCAAAGATGCCGGAGAATATCAGAAAACTTATAGGACGGGTAAACCAGAAATTGGATGGAATAGAAAGCAATGCATATAGCATAGAAGAAAAATAAATGTTGGAAGGAGTGAAGAGGTTTGTCCGGACAATAAAGCTGGCTTTACTCCGAGATAAAATGAAAAGCCAAAAGGAACGAAGTGCGGAACTATATAAAAGCAGAAAAGAAAGCGGTCTGTGTCCTAGATGCGGGAAACCGCTAGATAGAAATGGACATTATTGTTCTGAGTGTTTGGAAAAAGAAAGAGAATATCGCAGTGAAACAAAAAAATTTTGTAAGGAAAACGGAATTTGTCCGGTCTGCCATAAAGAAAAGTTGTATGGAGACGAGAAACAATGCATATTATGCAGAGAGTATCACTGGGAGTATGGCATAAAGAATCCACCAACCGATCAGCAGAAAGAAAAGTACAGAAACCGTTTTCGTGAGACACAAAAAAATATATGCAGAAAGAGTATCGAAGGGTATATGCACCAGATGCGGAAAACTAAAAGTAGTTCCAGGAAGAAAAAAGTGTGGAATCTGCCTTGAAAAAGACATGATTTTACACAGAAACAGGAGGGCTTATGAGGTCGAACTTCAGCAGACTAAGTAAGCCGGAAGTTGATCTTATAATTAAAAAAACCAATTTTACAGAAGAGGAAGAAATGATTTTCCATATGCTCTGTCGCGGAAAGAGCCTGGATCAAATATGTTTAGAAACATTTCTTCCAAAATCTACACTATGCCGTAGGATTCATTCAATCAAAGAAAAGGTAGGAGATAATAAAATGAGCGTAAAAGTTCCAATATGGGAAAAGGTGGCACTTACACTAGAAGAAGCTGCTGAGTACAGCAACATAGGAATCAATAAAATAAGGGATATTTCCAATGATCCGAGATGTAAATTTGTAATTTTTGTCGGAAAAAAGCGGTTGATTAAAAGAAAAGAATTTGAGAAATACATTTCTGAGAATGTGGAATTGTAGACTTTTAAAGCCTTATGTGATAATATAAAAAATTGCATAAGGCTTTTCTCATAAAGAAAGGAGAGGCGAAACGTGGGAAAAGACTTGAAGGGAAAAGAGCTTGGTGTTGGGATTTCTCAGCAATCTGATAAATTGTATGTTGCAAGATTTACCGATAAGTTTGGAATTAGAAAAACCAAGCGATTCAAAAAATTGCAGGAATGCAGGCAATGGATTGCAGATGCAAGTTATATCAGCAAACATAGTGATATAGAGAATGCTTCTGACATACTTGTTGATACATGGTATGAGTATTGGATCGGTATAAAGAAGCAAACTGTAAGGCCGAACACGGTTAGAAATTATTCCGAAAGGTATGAAAGAAATATTAAAGGAATTATAGGAAAAAAACTTCTTTCAGAAGTAAAACCGATTCACTGCCAGAAAATTTTTTCTGATATGGCCGAGCAGGGATATAAGACTACTACAATCTATCAGACAAGGATAACTCTTTATAACATGCTTGAATTTGCAAAAGAGAATGATGTAATTTTAAGTAATCCATGTAAAAAATCTGTAAAGAGTGACATTGGAAAACCATCCGAAAAAAAAGTTGCTCTTACCATTGATGAGCAAAGAAAATTTTTAATGGCAGCGGCAGGACAAAGTTATGAAAATCAATACAAATTTATGCTTCAAACAGGGCTGAGAACAGGAGAGCTTGTAGGGCTGAAGTGGTATGATATTGATTTCGGAAAAAGAACGGTTACAATATCCAGGACGATGGAATACAGGTACAAGGTAGGAGAGTGGAGAGTTGGGCCGCCAAAAAGCAAGTCCGGTTATAGGACAATTCCTCTTACGGATGAAGCTATTAGAATCCTTAAAGATCAAAAAGAAAAGAATAGCAAAATTAAAGTTATCAATATTGAATGGAGAGATCAAGTTTTTCTTTCGCGGAAAGGGGAGCCAGTTAAAAACAGTACATATGACACTGCCTTATTTAAAATATGCGATAAAGCAGAGATAAGAAAATTTTGCATGCATATATTAAGGCATACATTTGCAACCAGATGTATCGAAGGTGGTATGATTCCGAAGACATTGCAAAAAATTCTTGGACATTCAAACATAGGGATCACAATGAATTTGTATGTGGATGCTACAGAGGAAGAAAAAACAAAAGAGATGGATCTTGTCGCAGAAGCTCTTAAAGTAGTATAGAACGAAAAAAATTGGTACAGTAATTGGTACACTAGTAAAAATAAACAAAGAAAAATCCTTGAAAATCAAGGTATTTTAGGAGGAAATAGAGAAAATGAAATTAGGCATCGTTGTTAGGAGGGGATTTTTACAAAAATTTTTATAATTTTTCAAAAGCCTACAAAGCTTGAAAAATCAACGTTTTTTGGAGAATTTAACATTACATAAGTATTTATAACTATTTATAAAAAAATAAAAATTGGTACAGTAATTGGTACACCGAAAAGCCTTATGCAATTGAGAATATTATGAGAAGAAAACGAAAATTTTCTTCTCTTTTTTTATGCCAAAATATAAGCAGAAGGAGGGAGAAAAGAATGTTTTCAGATGAAATTTTAGAAAAGATTTTTGCCCGGAAAGAATTGCAGAGGCTTGATTTACAGACACAATCCGAAGTCATTCATGCAATAGAGAAAGTTTTGGAGGAGGTAAAAGAAGATGCCAGTTCCGTATCAGAATAATATGTATCCTCAGATGCCATATGGCCAGCAGCAATACGGTGTAAATTCTTATCTTCCGTATATGCAGCCGAGATTTCAGCAGCCGGAAGTTCCGGCACAGCAGGTTCAGCAACAGACTCCACCGGTGCAACAGATGCCAAGGGGACTTAACGGAATGGTCGTGCAGGCAATCGAAAACGTGACGGCTGATTGCGTCCCGATGGATGGATCAGCAGCTTTCTTCCCAAAGCAGGACTTGTCAGAAATCTATGTTAAAAGTTGGTGTGCTGATGGAACAATACGCACATTGACCTATAAACCGGTTCAACCAAATACACCCAAAGAAGTCCAAGCTGACGCAGATAAAATGGCTTCTGGACTCGTGCAGAACGTCACAGAGGTATTTGAAAGACGCTTCAACGAGCTTTCCGAAAAGATTGATCGGTTGGAACTGTCAATAGCAAGACCGGGAACAAAAGGAAGAACTGCCACAGTGAAAAAGGATGGTGAATCTGAATGAATCCGATGAATTTAATGCAGATGTTTCAAAATCCACAGCAGTTTATGAAAAACATTATGGGAAACAACCAGATCATGAGCAATCCAATGGCTAAAAATGCCGTGGAACTTATGCAGAAAGGGGATGCACAGGGAGTTGAGCAGATGGCAAGAAACCTGTGCAAAGAAAAAGGTCTGAATGCAGATGAAGTAATGCAGCAGATAAAAAGCAAATTTAATCTTTGATAGCATATTAGAGGTTTGTGCACAAAACCTAGGAAACCTCTTTATGAATATATTTTACGGAGGTAAATCTAATATGTTTAATGGCAACAACACACCTTTTACGATGCCGGTAATGCCTGCTAACACAGGTGGTTATGGAAACGGTGGAGCATGGGGAGACGGCGGATGGCTCTGGATCATCGTCGTATTCGCACTTCTTTTTGGCTGGGGAAACAACGGCTGGGGAGGATTTGGCGGAGGAAACGGCGGTGGTTATGTAGCAACAGCAGCTACTCAGGCAGACATCCAGCGTGGTTTTGATAATCAGGCGGTTATCAGCAAACTTGACGGAATTTCTAATGGATTGTGTGATGGTTTTTATGCCGTGAATAACGGTATGCTTACCGGATTCAATGGAATCAACACAAACATCATGCAGACCGGATTTGGAATCCAGCAGGCAATCAATGCAGATACCATTGCCAATATGCAGAACACCAATGCTTTGCAGGCACAGATTGCAAATTGCTGCTGCGAAACCCGTGAAGCTATTCAGGGTGTAAACTACAACATGGCACAGAATACCTGCGCTTTGCAGAACACAATGAACAGCAACACCAGAGACATCATCGACAGCCAGAATGCAGGAACTCGTGCAATCCTTGACTATCTGTGCCAGGAGAAAATTTCTGCTCTTCAGGCAGAGAATAGTGATCTTCGCCGGGCAGCTTCTCAGGACCGTCAGAGCGCACTTCTCACTACTCAGATGGTGGCTCAGACACAACAGATCATTGATGCGGTACGTCCGACACCAGTTCCGTCATATCCGGCATCTAACCTTTATGGTTATGCAGGCTGCGGATGCAACACTGGCTGCGGATGCTGACAACAGAATAATTGTAACTTAACCAAACAGGTTATGTCTGCATAGCAGAATTACACAGGGCAGGCTTAACAGTCTGCCCTTATCATTTATGGAGGTAAATATTATGGCTGAATTTGTAACTGTAGCTGCTCAGGAAGTAGCGCAGAACGGGAATGTGGTTTTTTCAAACACAGCGGTAAAAGCAGGAAACTGCATCAAACACCGGGAAGGTTCCGGAATCATCACTTTAAGAGGACTTACTAACCAGTGTCGTGCAAGATATTTTGTGGAGTTTTCCGCAAATATCGCAGTACCGGCAGGTGGAACAGCAGGTGAAATTTCTCTGGCAATCGCTATCAGTGGGGAACCGGTCCTTTCCTCACAGATGAGAAGTACACCGGCAGCAGTATCGCAGTATAACAACGTGTCCGCTGGAATCTATGTAGATGTACCGGCAGGATGTTGCGTGAACATTGCGGTTGAAAATACCAGTACGCAAGCTATTGAAGTAGCAAATGCCAATATCGTTGTAACGAGGGAGGCGTAAAAGCTATGGATGTTAAAAGAATGTATTGCATGATCGAAAAGCTGGCTGAATGTGCAGAGAAGCAGTTTGATGCTGGAATTGAAAATATTGATACTGCCGAGATGGGACAGGTCGTAGACATGATGAAAGATCTGTCGGAAGCCATGTACTATCGGGAGCTGACAAAAGCCATGCAGGAATTTGATGCAGAAGATGTAATGGAAATGCTTGACCGTTACGGAGATGGACGGAAGTTTTACGATCATTACCGGTATGCAGATGGAAGATTTGCACCGAAAGGACGCGGAACATACCGTCGTGGATATGAGGAGCCGCCCTACTACCACATGACACCGGAGATGTACCGGAACATGGAAAATTACCGTGATATGGACAGAGGTTCTGGCAGAATGTACTACACAGAGCCGTCGATGAATTATGACTCTGGTAGTCACATGGAAAGCCGGTATGATATGGCAAAGCGTAATTATACCGAGAGCAAAGAACTTCACCGTGGCAACACGGCAGAAGACAAGGAACACAAAATGAAAGAGTTGGAAAAATATATGCGTGAGATCGGTTCTGACATTGCGGAAGTGATTTCTGATGCATCATCAGAGGAAAAAGCTCTTCTTAAGCAAAAACTGCAAGTTATCATGCAGAAAATCCAGTAAAAGTGCAGGGTGGTGCGGTTTTGCATCACCCTTTTTGAGGTGCAATTATGTTTGAAATCAACGGTCATAGTTGGAATATAGAATTTGTCCCAGTTACAAGTCCATTCCTGACGCGCTCTGACGGCTCACAAAGCGTTGGTGTGACAGATGCCAACACTTCTACGGTTTACCTATCAAACAGGCTTAAAGGGGCATTTCTGCGCCGTGTGACGGCACACGAACTCTGCCATTGTTTCTGCTTTTCTTTCAACATACATATGCCAATGGAGCAGGAAGAATATCTGGCAGACTGGGTAAGCCTTTACGGAACAGATTTGATCTATTTACTGGATGATTTGATGGGAAGCTTAAACAGAAAATATGCATAAAAATGCAAAGATTTTTTTGTTTTTTCAAAAATTTCCACGGCAAAAAAATACCCCCCTATATCTCGTTTTCTCATCCAAAAATCGGTTACAGGGTCGGTGAAAAAGTGGTGAAATTTTGCGAAAAATTTTTTGAAATTTCCTTGTCACGGAAGGTGAGAAGGTCGAGCTGAACAGTACGCCGGCTTTCCCCCGGTGCAATGCGGCAACATTAACACCGGAACCGGGGTGAAAGAATGCTATGAATATTTTTAATATACCACTATCGGCGCGCACCGTCAACAAGCACACGCCCGGCGGGCTTCTGCTTCTGATCATTTTTCCAGATCCTCCAAATTTTTGCATAGCACGACCCGCCACCCGTCCGCGTCCCGTCCCACGGCTGATAGGGTGTTAGATCTGCGCTTTGCTGGACGATATCGCCGCCCGTTTGCGCTGCCTGACTCCGGCAGAGGGTGAAAGGGTTGACAGGTTCCCGGCTTGCTCCAGATCTGCGGACGGGCGCAGGGATCCGGGCAAGTGCTTTTTGTTTGGCTGCCAGTAATGCGCAGCTATGCCGCTATTAGATCGTGAGTCTATCGCCGGACATTATCCGGGTAGCGGAAAAAGGGCGGACAGGATCCACCCTAAACAACTACAAAATCACCAGGGAAACCGGTTGTAACTATCATTTTGCCATCTGGGCGACGGTAAACAACCCCGCACCCGTCCGAAAAGGTTGACCATACAAGCCAACCGGGCGGCGTGAGGTTTTCGCCTGTTTTACAGTCCCGGAACGCATAACGCGGAGAAATCCCGCTTTTTTCTTGCTCCAGCGCGTTGTTGATCGCCTGCGATTCTGTCACAAGCTCAACGCCGTTTTTCATGTGTAAGACATAGTTATTTTCTTTCATGTTTTCTTTCTCCTTTTCAATTTCATAAAACCGCCGCCGGTAGTGATCCGGCGGGCATCCTCTGCGGCGGCTAATTCAAACAGTTTTCAATATTTTTTGCAAGGTGCGGAAATGCTTTTTCTATGTCTTGCACGCTGTCGGCGTAATAATCGCCAACAATTTTCCCAAAAATGCGAAGATTGCCGGAATAAAACCCGCCTAAATCATTAAAATATATGTCTAATCCTGTCACCTGTTCTGGCTTGTCTCCATACCACATATCAATATTTGTTTTTCCCATTTTCATTTCCTCCATATTTTCAAATTTTCCCGTTTCCGGGTAAAAGCAAGCCGGGAGGCTGTCCCACGGCTGACGCTCCGATCTGGAGCGTTTCGGATTATTGAATTGCTGCACGTTTCAAGATGTCCCAGAGTTCTGCGCGCTTTCCATTTACCATTGCGCGAGAGGTTGCTATATCAACGCCGATCCAGTCAGATAACATTGTTGCAACCGCCATAAATGCGGCGTATTCGTTTTTATAGGCATCGTCAAAAGTCTTTTCATATTCCGCGTTTTCCGGCTCTCTGTCATAATCATCTTCTGCGTGGTTTGCAATTTCTTCCAATCTTTCAAGTCTGGTTAATTCGTTAATCATTTTTTCGATCATTTTATATACCGTCCTTTCTACTTTTGCCCTGTCTCATCAGTGCAGGTGGGGCAGTTCCTACAGACCGCCGGGCGGCGGTTTCGACTTTTTAGACTTCCCTGCGGACACATCCGGTAAATACTTTGCTTGTCTCACCGGGGCATCCGTTCAAAAATTTCTTGCATCTGATGCACATTGAATTGTAATTGCTCAATTCTGAATTGCTGTACTCTTCGCACTCTTTTCTGTACGGGCAAGTAGTACAATCGTTTTCATATTTCTTGCATTCCCTTGTCAGCAGTTCTTCTAATTCTTTGAATCTTTCAAGTTCTTTCATTTTATGTTCCTCCGGTTCTTTATTTGATGGTTTTATTATATAACTAAAAAAAGTTATTGTCAATATAAAACACAACTTTTTTTAGTTATTTTTAATTGACTTTTTCCGATGAAAATATTATCATCTTAATATAAGGAGGAAATGCAAAAATGATTCGTTTTAAGTTTGACGTTGCCGGAGCACTAAAAACCGCAGGAATGACAGCGTATAAGGCACAAAAAACAGGGATTATATCACAGGATACATGGAGGAAAATAAAGGAAAATAACGCAAATATAAGTATGAAGTCATTGAATAATATATGCGCCGTTCTGAATATGCAGCCGGAACACTTAATATATTACGAAAAGGATGCAGCAGAGGAAAAAGAAATAAAAGGAAAACTTGAATTATAGTATTGACAATATAACTAAAATAAGTTATTATAATATTGTCGAAAGGCAATAGGAAAAAGGAGGAACGAAAACATGACAGAAGAAACAAAGATGATTCTTGAGGAGCTTAAAAAGCTGAATGATAAAGTTACTGACATTCAGCTGACGTTGGAGAACGAGACGAACAAGAATATCAAAATAATCGCCGAGGGTCATTTAGACTTGAGCCGCAAACTTGATGAAGCGTTAAAGGTTGACAGCGAGAAAGAAATGCTCATGATCCGGGTTAATCGTTTAGAAAATGAGCTGAGACGATTAAAAGCAAGAGTTGAGGAAATCGCATAGTTGAGAAGGAAAGCCGCTCAGAAATGGGCGGTTTTTCTATGCCAGGATGATAGAATTCTGTATCATAATTCTATGTCACAATTCTATATTATAATTATTATACATAATTCTATATCATATTGCGTATATAAAAATTCTATGTTATAATTCTTATATAATAATTCTTACACGGAGGGAATAACGCAATGAGCACACCGGATTATATTAGACGGTCGCAGAATAACTACAACGCAAAATTCGACATTATTCAGATCAAGGCACCGAAGGGAACAAAGGAACGTATAACAACGCTGAGCGGTCAGAGCATGGCGGCTTTCTGTTTGCAATGCGTTCTTGATCGTCTGGACGAGCTGGAAAGATCAGAAACGGCACCGGAATATAAGCAGACAGCAAATACACCAACGGACAGCGAAAACGCAAATACAACCGCTACAGAAGCACAGACGCAAAAGAAACCGTTGACAGATGACGACATTATGGAGATATGGCGGCAACGTGTAGCGGAAAACGAAAAGAAGAAAGCAGCAGCTAACGAGATGCCACCAGAGCCAGAACAACTACCAGATCAACAGAACGAAGACGACCCGGACAGCGTGAAAATGACCGTGCAGAAAATGCTAGAGCAGATCAGAGAGGGGAAAGAAGCAGAATAGAAAATGTTACAAGTGCAACATAAAAAACCGTTGACATGTGCCACCACGCTGGATATCCTAAAATCACCGAAGAAGCCACCCCAATAGACTCATAGGCGTATTGTATGAGCTGTACATTGATAACTAAATAGATCAACAACTAGAGCAGGCCATCGGATCAAAATCCGGTTTAGGTCTGCTTTTTGTGCGCAAAAACCGGCAGTCCTCGCGCGAATAATATAAACCTTTTATACAGTCTATAAGTATATATAATATATAATACGTCTATAGATCTATGGGTCTTCTGAGGTAAGAGTAGTATATATAAATATATATAGGGCAGTATATAAGCCCGGTAGATAAATAAAACAGTATTGACAAATTGAGAAATTATGGATATTATTATAACTAAATTAAGCCGAGGCGCGCAGGTTCTCCCAGAGTCCGTAGAGGGATACAAGAGCCGATCAACGCGAGAGGATGGACAGAGTAAGGACGGACGCAGTCAAAGAGATACACGCTCGTAGATTAGACTTTAACAGGTCTTTTCTACGGGCGTTTTTTATTTCTCGGAAATTACAGAAGGAGGTGCAGAACATGGAAAAAGTAACAGACTTTCAACCGGATCAAGAATTTTTTGAGACAGATATAGACATGTATTTGCGCCTGTACTGCGAAAGGCGAAATATAGAGGACATGAGAAAAGAGAGTCAGAGCATTTGGAATGCAGCACTTATGTTTATACGCCGTGAAGTATTTAGAGACCGTGAAGCGTTTAGAAACAAGAATCTTATAACTGATACCAACTGCATCATGAATAGTACATGTAATACATATAACTATGATCTAATAGATAGAGTGTGTGATCATTATATATATTTATGCATGGAATATGAGAAAGAAATAAGTGTTCTAGGTTTTAGCAATTTAACTGGAATACCTGACGGAACAATATATGACTGGGGCTATAATCCGCGGGAACTAAGCCGCAAGGGTTCTGAGATTCACAAAAAGCTTTTGAAATACAACGAGGAAAGCTTGGAAAATAAGCTTGCATCGGGCAAGGCTAATCCCGTTGGAGTTATTGCAATACTTAACAGGCGGCACGGCTGGGCGAGTCCATACACGGCAGATAGCAACCGCCAGAGATCGCAAGCATTAACGGCGGATCAGCTACCGCAACTGGGACAGAAAGATCCTGTTTGTCTGCCTGAGATGGACAAAAACGACAATAGCACAGAGATAAACTAGATATAGTATAGCAAAAGCCATAGACACACAATATCTAGTATATTTTTACAACATGTCGTCAAATGATTCTTTTGCGACATGTTTAAAGACCAGAAAAGCACGGGGGAGGGGGTCTAGCAGATCGACGAAAACAGCCCTACTAAGTCCCCCAAATTTCCGAAAAAACAAAAAGACCTCAAGGAGGATAGTTATGTTACAGTTGCCAATTATGTTTTGGATTTTGTGGAAACTCAATGCACCTATGTGGTGTTATGTAGTTTGGACAATATGGCTAATTCTTTTAGTCATTGATTTTTGTTCAAGAATTTATGAAATGGGGAAAGAGGCACAATAAATGACCGGAAGTGAATACCAGAAACTAGCAATGCGGACGTGTAATATACCGCCGGAGAATAAATCAGACAGATTTTATCATGCAGTATTTGGCTTGAACAGTGAAGCTGGCGAAGTAGCAGGAATCCTGCAAAAGAAATACCAGGGACATAAAGCAGATAAGCAGCACATGATGAAAGAGCTTGGTGACTGTATGTGGATGATTGCCGAGGCCTGTGAAGCTATTGGAACTAGCATGGATGCGGTAATGGAAATGAACATTGAGAAATTGAAAGCACGGTATCCAGACGGATTCGATGTTGAAAGATCACTTCACCGGGAAGAGGGGGACGTATAATGAGCGAATTTATTCCAGACCAGATTTTGAAAACAGATTACTCACAGTCATTTGATGAAAAGCGGAAGGGGCTTGTGATTCAGAGCTATTTCAAATATGGCAAAGCCTCTCGGAATTTTAAGACCGGGAATGTGGATGCAATCGGCAGTCTGAAAAAGTGTCTGGGAAAATTTGAAGAAACCCAGAATCTTGAATATCTATGCGATGTTGCAAATTATGCTATGTTCCGATTCATGTTCCCACAGCCGGGTGATTATTTCCGACATACTGATTCTGACGAGTCAGCAGGCATCGTTGGGATGAGCGTTAAAGAAATGGAAGAGTTTAAAAAAAATGAAGATTGGTAATAAAGAAATCAACGATGAATGCCAGAACTGCTCAGAAGTCCTGCAATGTGAATTGTTCCGTCAGGGGCATGGAATTGGGCAGCAACGAGAAAATGTAGCTGCTATGATCGTTTGCCAGTTGGAGCATAAGGGTAAGCGAAAGAAATAATGGGGTATCGCCAAGCGGCTAAGGCACAGGATTTTGACTCCTGCATTCGCCGGTTCAAATCCGGCTATCTCAGCTAAGCGTTGATGTTGTCCTACGCTATACAAAGACAAGGTTTCAACTGGTTATGGAAGGCAAAGCCATTCAAGATTCGTACCAAAAGCTAAAGCGGATCATGATGTCATTGGTTTTCATATGACTTCTTCTCCTTTAAGACCCACTAGCGGAAAGCTGATTAAAGAGCCATCGCACGGCTCGGTGGGTTTTGGGTTTCGCTGCGGTAGTTACCCGTGGATTTCATCATTCCCTGTACAAAAGAATCGCAGCAGGCGATTGTATCAAAAGTGTGGTGCCTTGGCGCAATCGTCTCAGTTCGCCGTCAACGTAAAGGCTGGCAGGTGCTTGCATATCACCTAAAATGTCATGGAGCTGACATATGCAATTTTGGAACATAGCTCAGTGGTAGAGCTTCCGGCTTATATCCGGAGAGTCCCGGGTTCGATTCCTGGTGTTCCAATTTTCTTTTGGCAGCACATCAAGCTCATGGTGATGCTCTATCACGAATTTTGAAATGGAGGGGAAGAAAATATTCAGAAAACTTTTCAACATGTGGATCAGATATAAAACAAAGAATCTCACTCGGATTCCGCTGTTTACAATGGTACTTGATTACCGGAAGTATCAGCAAGATGGCAAGCCGGGGAGCTGCACATTTTACGCTCACCCAGACATTGCTCAGGATGAATTTGTAAAAGAGAAACTTGGTGAAGTTGTTGACCATATCCGGGACAATTACGATCTGGATATTTTTACGAGGGTTTGAGCATGTGTGAATTTTGTGAAAGAGGAAAACCTTTGACAATTGGAAAGACGAACGATTATGGACTTGCAATACAATATCCGAACAAAATTATTGCATTTGGATACGACGTTCACGGAGCTGGTAGTAACGGATTGGTTAAAAAAATCAATTATTGCCCTATCTGCGGCAGAAAGTTGGTGGAAGAATGAAAAAAGCAATGATAGCATTTAAAACAATTTGTGTAATGGCATTTTTTATTCCGAATTGGCTTTTTGCTTCGGTTTTAGTTTGGTATTGGATTGGAGAATTTGCCGGTCGAATCTATTCGGTTTTTGCTGGCAGTGGAATGTTTTATTTGTTCCTGCTTGCTTTAGGAAACATAATTGTAGGTGAAGAAAATGAGCATGGCAGAAGTAATTGAGAGCATAGAAAAAGACATGTGGCGAGATTTGGAGAGACGAAGAATACCGGAAAGCCCGCAGGAAATGATTGATTGTAAGACTTTAGGAGAAGAGCCAAATTCACAGCATATTTGTGGAAGAATATCTGGTGGCTATTCATCAAAAGTGCCGTGCATAAGTAAAGATGATTCAATGCCGGAAGAGCTCAGAAGAGGTGTTGAAGAGGCATTGAAAAAAAGGTATTGCTCAACATGCAGGCATTACATAGAGCGTGACGGAGAATGTTGCAATGCGGATTCTGATTACTGCGGTGGATTCAGAGGTTTAGATGATTCATGCGAACATTGGGAGGGATGGTAATGCGAGTTTTTTTCTATCATTAGTTGGAATTTTATTTCTGACTTTGTACCTGATTACCGATAAAATTATTACCGAAAAAAGACTAAAAGAGAATCAGATTTCTTGGGATGAATATAGCAAAAACATGAGTAAATCTGAAAAAGATGATTGCTACCTTGAATGGTGCAATGAACGAAAAATGCAAATGGGATGTAGTAATTTCTATTTTCCACGAAAATAATAATGTGATTAAAAAACTCCGACTGAATATTGGTTCAGCCGCTAACCTAAAAAAATTATAGGCAGAGGTCTTACAAGCACCTTTGCTTTTTGAAAGTGGAGGTGCTTTTCTATTGGCGAGTTCAAGCCTGATTTCTACGATAAACGGATATGAAAATTACATAGAGAGAAAAGGGATAGATGAACAGGTTATTGACGCATACATACAAGCTGTAGCTGTAGCATTAAGAACAGAACATGATATTGATTATGGGTTAAAAGTATCAGAAAGGGCAAAACGGCTTATAGCTCAATTTGTTAAAGAACATACAGGTAAAGGAATTGCAAATTTAGAGGTTTATGCAAGCGAACATGATACGACATACAAAGTGCTTCAACAATTTTATGATGTTTTAATGTATGAATCTGCCTATTTGGTCGATAGTTTTTTCTATTACATCGAAATAGATGAAAAAGATCCATGGAAGAGATTTTATTTTCCCAGAAGAGAAGTCTTGAAACCGGTAGTAGGAGCATATCAGGAAATTTATGACGGAAAACTAGATTTTCTTTCTGTTTCACAGCCAAAACGTACCGGGAAAACAACCGGAGGATTAAAACTGGCACAGATGATGGGTGGGAGAGATCCGGACGGGAGTATTTTTGGTGTTGGAAAAGGAGAAGGACTAGTAAAGAGGTTTTATGGTGGACTTTTACAAGGTTTTGAGACAGAAAGCACATACAAAAGATTTTTAAGCGTTTTTCCTGAAGCAACAAAAATCAGCAAAGATGGTTATAAAAGTGCGGAGAATCTTTCAATAGACCTTAAAAGCAAAAATATTTTTCCGACATTTACTTGCAGACCTATTGATGGTGCAATCGTAGGATGTACAGAAGCAAATGTTCTTGTCTATATTGATGACTGCGTAAAGAATCACGAGGAGGCAAGAAATAGAGACAGATTAGAGTTCCTGTGTGAAAAGGTTACAGACGATGTTCTTGGGCGAAGGCTAGAGGGCACACCTATTATTATTCAGGGCACAAAATACAGCCTATATGACCCTATTACAGCATTGCAGAACAAAGCTGATGAACTTGGCTGGAGATGGAAAGAAATTGCAATTCCGGCCCTGGACCCAATAACGGACGAAAGCAACTGGGAAATCTATCGTAAAGATAAAAAAGGATTACGGAAGATATTCACAACTGATTATTATCGAAAAGAGCGGAAACTAGTATCGGAAGAAACGTGGGCTGCGGAGTTCCAGCAGGAGCCATTTGAAGCAAAAGGACGGATGTTTGCAGAGAATGAGTTGAATTATTTTGAAGAACTTCCAGTTGATAGAGAACCAGATGCAATCATGGCGGCATGTGATAGCGCAGATAAAGGGGATGATAGCTGTTCTATGCCGGTTGGATACATATATGGAAATGAAGTATATGTTGTGGATGTAGTATTTGACAACGCTGGAACACAGTTCACAAAACCTGAATGTGCAAATATGCTCATTAAGCATAATGTTAAAACGGTCACATTTGAAAGCAATAGTGCTGGAGAATATTTCGGAAGAGATGTAATGGAAATTGTGAAAGAGCGTGGCGGAAGATGCAGTGCAAGGTTCAAGTTTAATTGTGCGAACAAGATAACAAGAATGGAAAACGCAAGGGATAATATCATTCGTGATTATTATTTTCGTGATTTTAAAAAAATGGATAGGCAAAGCCAGTATTACAAGTTTATGAAAGAACTTACAACCATGACGAGAAGCGGAAAAGTTAAGCATGATGACGCGCCTGATTCTATTTCATTGTTTGAAAACGAAATGAGAACAGGAACACCGGCAAAAGCAGAAGCAGCGGTAAACCCGTTTAGGAGGATGTAATGGAGACAAAGAATTACCTTGGACAGATCAAAAGATATGACCGCATGATTGCGAATAAAATTGAAGAAATCAAGAATCTACGGGCGAGCATATACGGGATGCAGTCATTCTCCTGCGGAGAACGTGTGCAGACTTCCGGCACAAAAGACATTGTTGGCAGCGGAGCACCTAAAATTGCTGATATGGAGTCAGAAGTGCGGACTCTTTCCCGGAAAAGAGATGAGATTGTCCGGCAGATTGAGAAGATCCCGGATACGGATATGTACGATGTGCTTGCAAAGCGGTTTGTGCTGGACAAAGATTTTAAGGTAATTAGCGTCGAAATCAAGAAATCAAAGCGTCAGACGTTTTTCATTTACGATAATGCCATTGATACGTTTGAGAAAATGTTTGGATACCTGTACATGGGGGATTAACTGCACCAAAACGCATAAAATAGCATAAAAATGTGTATTTTCTTTAAAAAATAAGTGTTATACAATATGATTGTAAAGTTTTAAGAAACTTTTCTCCCATCGGTAAGAGAGAGCATTGCTGGAAACGGCAGTGCTCTTTTCTTTTGCAGAAATGAGGAAAAACATGGAATACAAACCAAAAACGATATATTGTCCCCTGTGTGGTCGGAAAGTTGCTACATGGGACGGGCGTTCTTCTATGCCAGTGATTGGCAGGTGTAAGAAGTGCAATAAACGAGTTGTCTATTACGTAGACAATGGAGAAACAGAAATTAAAGACATCCCGCAGAGAAATTGTTCTTCCGGGGTTACTTATATGTAGGTGAAAACATGGATTTTGCAAGAAACACAATGTATTTTCAAGACCTTGTAAAAGGAAATTATGGACGAAAAATTGCATATACGGATGCTGAACGAATCACAGATGACAATGTGGTGAAGATAATTGGACAGTGCATTGGTGTTTTTTATGGCAATAAATCAGCAATAAGATACCTGTGGCGTTACTACAAAGGAGATCAGCCGGTGCTTTACCGGACAAAGGTTTCCAACGAGGACATCACAAACAAAATCCTTGAAAATCATGCGTATGAGATTGTCCAGTTCAAAGTAGGACAGACATATGGCGAGCCAGTTCAATTCATTAGCAGGAAAGATGATGATGCAATCAACAATGCTGTGGATGAGTTGAATGATTTTATGACGGATGCCAATAAGCAGGAAAAAGATATTAAATCCGGTGAATGGCAGTCCGCTACGGGAACTTCTTTCAAAGCTATTCAGTCTAAGGAAGGGGAAATTCCGTTCAGAATCACAGCACCTAGTCCGCTGAATACTTTTGTTATCTATAACAGAAGCACGGAAGAACCGGTTCTTGCTGTACAGGAATTGAAGGACGAGGACGGAAGATACTACAAACTGGCATTTTCTGAAACAATGTCTTTCAAAATTGTCAACAGTAATGTTGTTAGCTCAAAACTACATACCTATGGAGGAATCCCGATTGTAGAGTATCCGAACAATCACGAACGTATTTCGGACATTGAACTTGTCATTTCTATGTTGGATGCAATTAACAATATGCAGTCTAACAGAATGGACGGAATTGAACAGTTCGTCCAGTCATGGATTAAATTTGTAAACTGTGATGTAGACGAAGAACAGTTTGCAAAAATGAAAATGAACCATGCTCTCGTCGTCAAGTCCATCAATAAGGACAATAAATCCGATGTGGATATTATGACACAGGAACTTAACCAGACCCAATGTCAGGTGGCGAAAGATGATCTGCTTGACAACCTCCAAGCGATACTTGCTATTCCTAATAGAGAATCGCAAAACTCTGGCGGTGATACGCAGGGAGCAGTGAGTCTCAGAGCCGGGTGGGATTTTTCGAAGACAAGAGCAAAAATGAAAGATCCGATTGTTAAGTCTTCAGAAAAAAGATTTGCTGTTGTTACGTTGAATGTTTTACGAGTGGCAGGACATGACTTAAAACTTTCACTTAGAGATTTTGACGTACAAATAAGCCATAGCCCGTTGGACAATTTATATACAAAAACACAAGCCCTTGCTCAAATGTTGCAATCTGGAATCAACCCAAGAATAGCAGTTGCTACATGCGGATTATGGGGAGATGCGGAAAAAGTATTCTTACAATCTCAGCCATATTTCGATGTTCTGTACAAAACTATTGATGTGATCGAAAAAGAAAATCACATTGATACTGTAAAAAAAGAACCAGAGACTTAGTTTTTTCTGGTTCTTTTAATTACATATTCTGACAATATACTCACCATTAAATTATTGAAAGAACGCATATCTTCTTTTGCGATACTTTCAAGAGAAGATTTAAGTGATTTTTCCATTACAATTGTTGTTTTTACTTTGCTTTCGGAAATTTTACCTTGTGGCATATTAACACCTCACTTTTTTTATAAGTATAATTCACTTGTTAATAATTGTCAAGTTGCTTGCAAGTTACTAGCTATTATGTTATACTTAAAGAAAAGGAGGTTTGTTATATGAAACGACATTACACACATGGACTTACAGGAACAAGAGTATATAAAACGTGGGAAAGTATGAAAGCAAGATGCTACAATCCTAATGACTTAAAATATCCGCAATATGGTGGAAGAGGGATAACAGTATGTAGCGAATGGCTTGGTGAAAACGGAGCAAAAAATTTTGCTGACTGGGCATATTCCAATGGCTTCGATGAGAGCAAACGTCAAAAGCAACAAAGCATTGACCGAATAGATGTTAATGGAAATTATTGTCCAGAAAATTGTAGATTTACAAATGCAAAGGTTCAAGCAAATAATAAAACCAATACGGTATTAATTGAATACAATGGAAAAGCTCAAAGTTTGCAAGAATGGTCTGATGAATTAGGAATATCAGAATCAACCATTCGTTGGCGATTAAACAAAGGGTATTCAATAGAAAAAGCATTGACTACTAAAGTTAGAAAAACAGCCAGTCAAGGGAAAAAGTATTTAACGTACAAAGGAAACACAAAAATAGTTTCTGAATGGGCGAAATATTTAGGAATTAATTCTGGAATATTATATGCAAGATTAAAACGAGGGTGGACGATAGAAAAAACATTAGAAACTCCCGTTGGTGCTGACAAATGGCACAAAACAAAATAATAATTTTAGAAAATAAGGCAGTCAACGAGTAATCGGTGGCTGTTTTTATTTTATAAAAATTCGCAAAGTTGTGAGCGTAAAAATCAACAATGCTATCGGTGTCGTTGCACCGTAAAAAAACGTAAAGCATATCGGAGGTAATCATGAAAAGAGAAGATTTAGTGGCTATGGGAATCAGCGAAGAAAACATTGAAAAAATCATTGCTGATTACGGAAAAGCAACTCAGAGAGCAAATGCAGACATTGCTGCTCTTAGGGAGAAGGCAGGAAAAGCAGATGATCTTCAGAAAAAACTGGATGATCTGGAAGCTGGGCAGTTGACCGAAATTGAAAAAGCCAACAAAGCTCTGGAAGCAGCAAATAAGACTATTGCTGACATGCAGAAGTCTAATGCCATCAGAGATCAGAGAGAAGCAGCTATGACCAATTTCAAAATTACTGCTGAACAGGCGAAAATCATCGTGAAAGACGATGGAAGTCTTGATTATGCAGAACTTGGAAAGATTATGTCCGAAAAAGAAACCGCAGCAGCACAGGCGAAAGAACAGGAGATTGCCAAAAATCAGGATATTCCTGGCGGAGGTGATGGCAATGATAAAGACAAAGAAAAAACCGTAGATGTAAAAAATGCTGAAACTATCAGTTTCGGTAATGCGGCAGCTTCAAAGGAAGCACAAAACCATTATGTGATTTAAGGAGGAAATTTTTATGGGAAAACCTATTATCAGGGAATTTGGACAGAGCAAAGGCATTCTGAAATTCTTCCCGTATGAGGGAGCAGCATGTTTGGTACTGCAGTCCACTGTATCCAGCCCGGATGCAAACGGTAACAAAATCGTTCCGGCAGGTACACCGTGGCCGACCAACGATGATGAATGTCTTGGATACCTTTTAGAGGATGTCGATGTAACCCAGGGCGATGCGCCGGGTACATACGTTTACCAGGGAACAGTTGACTGGGAGAAAGTTAAGGGCCTGACGATTTCAGACGATGCGAGAAAAGCAACACCGAGAGTTACTTTTTACGGCGCACCGAAAATCGCAAGCGTCTAATCGGAAGGAGGAAATAAGATATGGCATTACCTTTAGCAGAAGCCTTTACCGCAAGAAGCCTTGGGGTACTGTGGAATAATTATGAAAAGACCCTTGGTGCAGCACCGTACCTTGGACGTCAGAAATTTGGAACCAGAAAACAGGATGGTCTTTCTCTTCGTTTCATCAAAGGAAAGAATGGTCTTCCGGTATCTCTGAAAGCATCTAACTTCGATGCGCAGGCAGAGTTAAGAGATGTTGGCGGATTTTCCGACATCCAGAACAAAATGCCGTTTTACCGTGAGTCTTACATGGTAACAGAGGAAGAGGAGCAGATGTACGACAACTACAGAAGCTCTGAAAACTCTGCACTTGCAAACGATGTCCTTCGTGAGATCAGTAAGAAACCGATGATGCTCATTGAAGGAGCAAGAGTTGTTCCGGAGCGTCAGATCTGGCAGCTGCTTGCACCGGCTGATGGTATTCCGAGAGTACAGGTAACCATCGGTGGAAAGAGCTTCTATGTTGACTACACAGGTGATGACGGAGCTGAACATAAGAGAGATCACTTCGTTGATATTTCCAGCTCTTCTACTGATAAATGGTCTGCATCTGCAACCGCGACCCCGCTGGATGATCTGATTGAAGAGAGACGTAACTTTGCTAAAAAGACCGGTTATTCTCTTACCAGATTTACCATGAACACCGAAACCTGGGAAATGGTTCTGAAAGCAGAAGACACCAAAAAGCAGGTACTTGGAATCGTGGCATACCAGGGAGGCATCCGTTTACAGCAGTCTCAGGTTACCGAATACCTTAGAGGTTACGGAATCGAGATCGAGGTATACGACAAACTGTATATCGACCCGGCAGACGGCAAGACAAAATATTTTGTTCCGACCGGCGTTGTATCTGCTACCTGTGCAGGCGTATATCTTGGCGATTACGTATTTGGAAAGACCCCGGAAGAAAGAAGTGGAAGCCTTACCGACGGCAATCTGTCCATCGTAGAAACCGGAATTTCCGTATACACCTATGCTACCAACCACCCGATCAATACTCATTGCGTAGTATCCATGATCGGTCTGCCTACCTTTGAGGGAATGGACAGCGTTGTTGTAATGAAAGTTGCGTAGGAGGTGCCGGAATGGTTGCAGAGTACACAGTAAAACGCAATGGAAAATGGTATCACGCAGGAGACGCTATTGAAGAGGTAGAGGAATCTGCCTCTTCTTTGCCTTTTGAGAAAGCGCATACCAAAACAGAAATTAACAGAATGAGCGTTGATGATCTGAAAGCTCTGGCGGCAGAGAATGACGTTCCGGGATATGAGGATATGACCGGTACAGCTCTGAAAGAGTATTTTATCAATATGCTCAATTTGTAGGAGGTTATCCTTATGGCATACACGATGGTTGAGCAGGTAAAAATCCGGTTGAAACAATTTCATATTGATGACAAGGAATCCGTTGTGTTTGACCATAAGGAAGACAATCCTTTGATTGAGCAATTGATTGAGCAGGCACAGCAGGAAGTAATAAGCAGACGGATGTATCCGAGCAGTTATACTCAGGAACAGATTGACAGTGATATGAAGAATTATGAGGGAGTCATAGTTAATCTTGCTGTGTATGACAAGTCACAGGCAGGCGAGGCTTACATGGCTGCTTACACAGAAAATGGTGTGAGCAGAACATGGAAAGACCGTGAAAATCTTTTTTCCGGTGTATATCCGTTTGTAAAAGCACTTTAGTAGATTGAGCGTTACCATTTTCGCGGATCAACGAAAAAGGTAGCAGGGGCGTGCTATAGGTGGTGGAGGGCGGTACGTAAATAAAAATGCAGGAGATATAAATGAAAGACTTTTTATTACAGACATACATCATAGTCCTTCCTATTTTTCTGGGCTATATCGTCTGGCTTCTGCAACAGCAGAAAAAGGATAGAGACGCAAACAGCAAGGGAACGATGCTTCTTTTGCGCGTGCAACTGATTGAGTATCACGATAAATACGTTAAGTTAGGCGAGATTCCGTCATACGCATTTGACAATTTTGTTGAGATGTATAATGCCTACCATGCTTTGGGCGGAAATGGAATGGTAACCAAAATGTATAACGAGATACAGGAACTACATTTAAGAAGTGGAGGGAAAGAGTAATGGACATCACACAGATTGGAACATCTTTAGCAATCATCGTTATCTGCTATCTGATCGGATTGGGAGCTAAGACTATTCCGAGCATTAAAGATAATCTTATTCCGGTTATCGTCGGAGTGTCCGGCGGAATCCTTGGTGCAATTGGAATGTATGTTATGCCGGAGTTTCCGGCAAGTGACATTATGACAGCAATTGCAGTTGGTATTGTGAGCGGTCTGGCCAGCACCGGAGTAAATCAGGTCTACAAACAGGTAAAGAAAGATGCTTGACATCAATAAGCAGTTGATGAAGTATTCGCAGCACGGTCAAAAAGTCACCATCTATGAGAAAGATGATGATGGAAACATCAAATACTACGTGGATGGTGACGGTAACAAAATCCCTTTGATTGCAGATGAGAAAGTTGGTTTTTCAGAACCAAAAGAGTTCTACGCTAATATCAGTAATAAGTTGAGCGAAGTTCTGGTAAAAGAGTTTGGAGTTGATGACAGTAGCACTTATGTACAGATCGTTACCGATAAAGGATACCTTCCTTTGAAAGCCGGTGATGTGGTCTGGAAGAAGTCTGAAGTCGGTTATGATGATTCTGGACTGGTGGACAGCACAACAGCTGATTATGAGGTTAAGGGAGTTGCTGATGAGGGTCTGACTGTTGATCTGTTTTTGCTCCAGAAAGTTGTGAAATGAAAAATGAAAAATAAAAAAATAAATATTCTTGGAACAGAATACACTATTGAGACTCACAAAATATCGGAAGATGAAATTTTGATGCAAAACCAATGGTGCGGGTATTGCGCGGAAGAAGAGCACATTATAGTCGTTGCCGATATGTCAGAAAAGAAATATGTTGACATTGATGGTGAGCAAGCACAACGTTCATTTTGGAATAAAACTCTCAGACATGAGATAATCCATGCTTTCCTTAATGAAAGCGGACTTTCTGCCAGTGCCCACGTTCCAACAGAATCATGGGCGAAAAATGAAGAAATGGTAGACTGGTTAGCAATCCAACTTCCAAAGATCTATAAAGCGTTTTTGGAATTGGAAATCTTATAGGTGCAATATGAGCAAAACGATTACAGTATCATTGTCAGAGAAATCATTCAGGGATGCATCAAAAGAGATTTTGAAGTACAAAAAAGAAATCATTGCGAAGTGCCGGACGTTTGCGGAGCGTCTGGCAGAACGTGGGGTAGAAATTGCTCAAATGAAAATCCAAAGCCACAATGCTATTTATACCGGCGAACTGTGGGCGAGCATACAGAAGACTCCCGGAATGGTTTTGAAGTATGGTAGTACCTACATCGTCTACACGGATTGTCCGTGGGCGAAATATGTTGAGTTTGGTACTGGTATTACCGGTTTGCATAATCCTCACCCGAATGCATCTGTATCAGGTTGGAAATATGATGTTAATGAGCATGGGGAATCCGGCTGGTTTTACTACAGAGACGGAGAGTGGCACTGGACAAAAGGAATGCCGTCCAGACCGTTCATGTACGAGACCGATCTGGAACTGATACTGGAAATTTCAAAGATTGCAAAGGAGGTGTTCGGCAATGGCTAGTGGTAATCAATGGGCATTTGATATTGAAACCAATGTGTTTTCAAAAATCTATGCTCAACTTCATGAGAAGTATCCAAAAGCACTTATCACTCGTGATGAGCAGTCGAGCACCACACCTACATTCCCAACGATTCTTATACAGGCATTAGAGCCGGTAGAACGGAATCCAGATCTGGAAACACAGATCAATAGTGTGTTGTTCAGCACACAGATCAAAGTAACTACAAACAAAGACAGAAGTACAGCCATGAGCATAGCAAGCGAAGTGGCAAAGCGTTATAAGGATTTATCGTTTCAGTTAATCGGAATGCCTTATTGCCGGAAAGAAGATAAACTGTGGGCAGCTACATTCCGTGCAAGACGAACATTAGATTGGAACGACAGATTATAAAGAGCAGCAATGCTCTTATTTTTTTACTTATTTTTAGGAGGTAAGAATTATGGCAACAGGCTTAAAAAGTAGAATTGCTTATAAGGAGCCGAGTTCCAGTGCAGTAGCAGGTGCTTACTGGGCAGGAACTTACAAACTGCTTATCAGAGCAAAATCAATTCCTTCCCCGTTCGGCTCCCAGAACATGGTTGACACTTCCACTCTGGAAGACCTTGTTGAGACTCAGGAAATGGGAAGACGTTCTGCTGGTTCCATGGAAGTTGAAGGTGCTTTTGAGAAGAAGTACAAAGATGAGATGGTGCAGAACGAGGGCAAGAAGCTCGATTTCATCATTCTGTACGGTACGGACGGAAAAGGTTCTGAAGGTATTTGCGGATTCATTGGGCAGGAGGCTTTTGCTCCCGGTGAGGCATCTGATGATCATCTGACTGGTACCGCTACGGTTTCCGTACAGACCGTTCCGAAATGGATTGAAGATGACTATGATGTTGCGGTAACTGAGGATGAGAACGGTTATCCGACTGCGATCACCCTGACAAAAAAAGGGTGAGCCAGTCCTTAAAATCAAGAAAAGCCGTTATGACTGGCTACAATGACGAAGCGGCTGAGTCAGAAGTTGATATGTGGTAAAAGTGAAATGTGGGGCGGTCTACGGACTGCCCCCTTTCCTATAACAGATTCATGGAAAGGGAAAAGAAATGAAAGAAATTACAGTTAATGGAAATGACTACAAATTAGAGTTTAGTTTTGAAGCGGCAGAAAGAAAAGACTTTGTGTCTATGATGTTCCGTATTGTCTCCGGTGCAGCACTTCTGGAAGATGCGGCTGACATGGAGAATCCGACACCTAAAGACATGATTAACGGAACAATCAACATGGTATCTGATATCCCGCATATCTGCCGTACCGGATTTTTTGTCGGTCTGATGGAGAATAATCCGGTTCCAGAGGCAGAAGCAAAAGCTCTGATGAAAGCATATATGAAAGAGAATAAAATCGGTTATGCAGACCTGTATGAAGACCTGCGTAAATGCATGGAGGAAGACGGTTTTTTCGAGCTGTCCGGAATCACCAAAATGCTGAACCAGATGGCAGAGAATCAGAAGTCGAGAAAAGTGCCGCAGGATCACAAGCAGAAATCAACTGGCACAAAATAATCTGGGAAGAATACTTCCCGGTGGCTTTTTCCATCGGAATTTCAATAGAGGAGTTCAAGCACCTTAACCCTACGAAACTTGGATATTGTCTGAAAGGCTATGCAATCCAGGAACGTAGGAAGGATGCACAGATGTGGGCATGGTTAGGAAAATACGGCTTGTCTGCCGTGGCTACAGCCATTGAACATAATTTTGCAAAAAATCCGAAGTCCAAATACATTGAAAAACCGATGCTTCAAGACGAAAAAGAAAATACTTCTGGTAACACCGAGTCAAAAGAGGAATGTGCTGTGTATGAAATGAAGCAGCGAATCAATCTTCTCCGGCAGCAAGGTTTACCAGAAAGTCCTGATTAGGAGGAAATATTATTATGAGAATTAACGTACATGCCGGACATAACCCGGCAGGAAAGGTAGCTTGCGGAGCAGTAGGACTTATCAATGAGTCAACCGAGGCAAGAAGAGTAAAGGATGAGGTGATCAGTAAGCTTCGTCAGCTTGGTCATACCGTTTATGACTGTACGGTTGATAACGGTACCGGACAGGCCGATGTGCTGAAAAAGATCATTGCGAAATGCAATGCCCATGCAGTAGATCTGGATGTTTCCATTCACTTCAACTCTGGAGCGGGCGATAAAGGTGGAAACGGCAAGACCACTGGTGTGGAGTGTTATGTCTATTCTGCTGCAAGTAAGGCAAAGGCATTTGCTGAGAAGATCTGCCAGGCAATCAGCAACCTGGGATTCAAGAACCGTGGGGTAAAGATCAGCCAGAAACTGTATGTGCTTAAAAAAAGTAAGGCGCCGGCATTGCTGGTAGAGTGCTGCTTTGTAGATGACAAGGACGATGTGCAGTTATACTCCTATGAGGAGATGGCTGATGCAATCGTATATGGAATCACCGGAGAGCGCGTGCAGATTGCACCGGAAACGGATAAAGCAGAGCAGGGTGAGGAATCTTCCACGGGTGACAGAAAAGCTCTGTATCGTGTCCAGGTTGGCGCATACGGGGTAAAAGAAAATGCACAAGCAATGGCAGACAAACTGAAAAAGTCCGGTTTTGATGCGGCAATCGTGCAGGCATAATTTTAGTCTGATTTTATGGGGCAGTAGGTGTCAAAGCTTACTGCCCTTTTTTGCTTATAACGAGCGACCGGACACCGTTTTAGGTGTTCTCTAACCATCTAAAAACTAATGGTGGAGGTGAAATAAATGGCAGCAACCACGATTGATGATCTTCAAATTAAGATTGAAGCGGATGCGAAAACTGCTTCTGATAAGCTGGATGCACTTGCTCAAAGCATGGTCAAACTGGCATCAAGCCTGAGCATCAACGTTGGCAAGATGTCTGGTGTTGCTATTGGACTTAATAGCATTACCAGAGCGTCACAGAATCTCAATTCCAGAAATATAACAACACTGGCAACTGCTATGGGGAAAGTAGCAGGTGTGGATTCTGCTCAAATTTCCAGAGTAGCTGGTTCTATGACGCAGCTAAAAAACAGCGTTTCTGGCGGTTTTAACACCGATATGACCGGAATAGTGAATGTAGCTAATTCACTGTCAAAACTGGGCGGTACAAAGGCTACACAAGGTGCGCAGAACCTTGTTCTCATAAAAGATCAGCTTGCTCAATTTGTGCAAGGCATGAACAGCGTAGGAACATTTACGTTTGACCCTACTGGGCTGACCAACACAATTAAAGCTATTGCGAAGCTGGGCGGAAAGACAGCAACGCAGGCAATGGCAAATCTTCCGAGCATTTCTGCTCAGTTACAGAATTTTGTCCGGCAAATGAACCAGATCGGCTCTATGTCGTTTGACAACAAGAATTTAACCGACCTTGTAACGTCCATAGGCAGGCTAGGAAGTGTTGCAAGTGGGCGAGCGGTAAATAATATACCTTTGCTTGCAAACAACCTTAAATACCTGTTTGAGACGCTCTCAAAAGCACCATACATCAGCCAGAACATTATCCAGATGACCACGGCACTGGCTAATCTGGCACGTACAGGAGCATCTAGTGGTACTGCGGCAAGATCACTTGGGACAAGTCTTTTCTCATTCTCGAAATCTGCCGGTAACGCAAGAAAGAGTGCATTTTCTTTGGCAGGTGCAATCGGTAAGTTTTACGCAACTTACTGGATGGTCATTAGAGGACTTGGACTTTTTCGTGATGCTATTGACATCTCATCCGATTTAACAGAGGTTGAGAACGTTGTCCGTACCACGTTCGGAAATATGGAGTACAAGGTTAATGACTTTGTGCAGAACTCCATTCAGCAGTTCGGTATGTCTGAGCTTTCCGTTAAGCAGTATGCCAGTACGTTCCAGGCTATGGGAACTGCTATGGATGTCGGCGGCAAACAGATCGAGAAAGCAAACAGCTTTTTAAGTGGTGCTACGGATGGATATGTCGGATTGTCAGATTCTATGTCCGATGTGTCTTTGAATCTTACTAAACTGACGGCGGATATGGCATCTTTCTACGACAAAGATCAGGCAGATGTTGCCAAAGACCTGCAATCTGTATTCACCGGAATGGTAGTTCCGCTACGTAAATATGGACTTGATCTGACGCAGGCTACTCTGAAAGAGTGGGCAATGAAGAACGGTATGGATGCTGATATTAAGTCCATGACGCAGGCAGAAAAGGCAATGCTGCGGTATCAGTACGTCCTAGCAAATACCACGGCAGCGCAAGGGGACTTCTCCAGGACAGCCGATACATGGGCGAACCAAGTACGAATTTTGAAACAGAACTTCCAGCAGTTAGGCGGCATTATTGGTGGTGCGCTGATTAACGCATTCAAACCGTTTTTACGGACTCTGAATTTTGTTATGCAGAAGGTAATCAGCTTTGCAACAACGGTAACAAATGCCCTTGGTGCAATCTTCGGCTGGAAATTTGAAGTGTCCGGCGGTGGTGTAGCTGATGACTGGTCAGATGCGGCAAGTTCAGCTGATGATCTGGCAGAAAGTACCGGTAAAGCAGCTGACAATACAAAGAAGATGAAAACTAATCTTCTGGCTATTGACGAATTAAATGTACTTAACCCGGATGATTCAAATTCCGGTTCCGGCGGCTCTGGTTCCGGTGCAGGTGGCGCAGGTGGCGGTGCTGGCTCTGGTGGTCTGGTTAAGACAGACACTATCTGGAAAGATTTTGAAAGTAATATCAAAGACCTGTATCAGTTGGGCGAGTATATCCGTGATGCACTTATCGGTGCAATGGAAAGTATTGACTGGGATAGTGTATATGAGAAAGCAAGAAACTTTGGCACTGGTTTGGCAAAGTTTCTTAATGGACTTTTTGCTGGATCTAACGGAATTACTCTGTTTGGAGAAGTTGGAAAAACTATTGCGAGCGCATTAAATACGGTAGTTTATGCGGCGCTGTCATTTGGCAAAGAATTTAATTTTGAACAGCTTGGATACAACATAGCTGATGGAATCAATAACTTTTTTGCTACTTTTGACTTTGCAGCATTGGCAGAAACCTTGAATACTTGGGCAAATGGAATACTAAAAGTTGCAAGCGAATCTATTACAAATATAGATTGGGAAAAAGTATTTGAAGGTGTTGGAAACGTAGTTTTTAATCTGGATGCATCTGCTATTGTTGAAGTTGCTTTACTCTCATTGACTTGGAAAAACAAAACGCAAATTCTTAAAACCGCAGGCACGACTTTGCTAAATATTTTTACTGGAGGTATTACACTCACAAAGGTATTAGTCAGCCTTAAAAAAATAAGTTTTGCTCTTCCTGGGACACCTGCATTTGATGTTGTCGCTACTAGCATATTAGATAATATTGGAGAATGCATCAAAAACTTAATTCCAGACTGGGCAAACAGAGCTTTAAGCAGAATTGGAGCAGGCTTGGTTGCTGGAGCTGTTGGTGGATCATGGTTTCCTGGAGCAGGCACAATTGCAGGAGCAATTATTGGAGCAATTACTGGTGCGATATCTGCAATAGAAATTGACGGGCAAGGTATACTCAAAATTATTTTTGACAAAATTTTTAATTTTGATTTGACATCTTCGATGTTCGATTCTGCAAGAGAAAATTTTGCAAAAGGTGGTATAAATATTGTTCTTGGTATCATTGACGGAATAGCAGGAGTGCTTGATTTTGTTGTTGAGCCTATAGCAGATTTATTCACATGCGTATGGGATGCTTTATGTAATGTATTTGGCATTCATAGCCCAGCAGAGACAATGAAGCCAATAGGAAGATATATTGTTCTCGGAATAATTGAAGGCTTAAGCAATACAATAGATGAATTTATTGGAACATTGGAAAATTTTGCCAGCAGATCAATAGCTTATCTGAACGAAAAAGTTCCAGAAATTATAAACAGCATATCAATTTTTTTCAGAGAAGATTTGCCCAAAAACATTAAAGAAGCATTTGATAATGTTATGAAAAAATTTTCTGAATGGAAGAATAATGCTGTTTTATTTGTAACTGAAAAAGTTCCAGAAATAGCAAATGGAATTATAGATGCATTCAAAAATCTTAAAGATAATTTGTTTGACATTGGGAAAAATGCTATAAATGGTCTTTGGGATGGCATGAAAAATACCTGGGATACAGTCAAAACGGGAATTGCTGATTTTGTTTCTGGAATAACAACCGGCTTTACGGATGGTCTTGACATCCATAGCCCAAGCCGTGTCATGGCTGAAATAGGCGGATATACGATAGCCGGATTTAACAACGGAATTATCGAAAATATCCAGACAACCATGAACTCCATTCATGAGTGGATATCTAACATTGAAGCAGTATTAGCTCCTGAGGTATGGGCAAATATTTTTGATAATATAATCCGTGGTTTCCAATATAAATGGTTGGAGTTCCGTACATTTTGGAATAGCAGTTTGAACGCATGGTGGAATGCGAATGTTACTCCGTGGTTTGCAGTCGCAAAATGGACTGCACTTGGAAATAACATGAAGAACGGATTGTATTATGGATTCAAGGGAATCGTGCAGATGATAGGATCTGTTATGAATGGGATGATAGATGTATTTAATGCCGGTCTTTCTCGAATCAAGAATGCAATGAACAGTCTTATAAGCGATTATAATTCTGTTGCTGGTGAGCTTGGTGTTTCAAAACTTCCTCATGTGAATGTTGCTACAATCTCAAAAGTCAACATTCCCAAATATGAAGTTGGTGGATTCCCTGAGGACGGTCTGTTTTTTGCAAACCATAATGAAATGGTTGGTCAGTTTTCTAACGGAAAAACAGCGGTTGCAAACAATGAGCAGATTGTTGCAGGAATCCGTGAAGGAGTAAAAGCAGCAGTTGCAGAGGTCCTGGCTCCGTATCTGTCAGATATTGCGGACAGTAATAGAGAGATTGCTGAAAAAGATGCATCTTTCACGGTGGACGGTAGAGAGCTTGTAAAAGCAATCAACGAAAGAGAATCAAGGAATGGCTTCAGTTTCACGTAAAACTAAGGCGGTGGGGTAAAACCTACCGCCTCTTTTATTTTGTCATTTTTCGTGGTATAATCTGGATATATTTTTATTGGAGGAAAAGTTAATGAAAGAAAACAACGAAACCAAAGTATGTAAGTATTGCCAGACAGAAATCTCCAAAAAAGCAAAAGTGTGCCCTAATTGCAAGCGCAAGCAGGGAGGTATAGGATGTTTAGGAGTAATTTTAATAGTTGCATTTGCACTTATTTTTATTGATACATTTGCTTCTTCAATGAGTAAAGACAAAAATCCTGAAAAAGTTGGAGAAGTTGGATCTGAATTATCAGAAATTGGTAAGCAATCAATTGACAATACTTTCAATGTTGGCGATGTAGTTGAAACAGATAATTTTAGAATTACTTATGAGTCCGCAGGGGAGTATACAAACGGAAATGAATTTTTGCAGCCAAAAGATGGATATGTATACTTTCAGTTTACATTTAAGTTTGAAAATATTTCAGATACAGACCAAGCAATTTCAACTATGATTGATTGGGAATGTTATGCAGACAATTCAAAAGTAGATCAAACATGGATTGTTGATGATAATGGACTTGATGGAAAACTGTCCTCTGGGAGAGAATCAGAAGGATCTGTATATTTTGAAGTTCCAGAAGATGCCGAGAGCGTTGAACTTGAATACGATATTAACTTATGGCAGAGCGATAAAATTATATTTGTTGGAAAGTGACAATTTAAGGGCAGAGAAATCTGCCCTTATTTTTTTGTTAGGTCAAAGCCATGTTTGAAAAATTTTTTGCTTGTTTCGTTGCTCAATATAGTTTCATAGGGCGGTTTGCGCCGCCCTAGTTGGTGAACTAAATGAGAACTTAACATCTGTAATTGGATTTCCTGATTATTCAAATTCCGAAATGTTGATCACAAATAAAAAAGGGAGTGGTACGATCGCAGAAAATGGGTGGCTTGCAATCATCGAATCAGGTGCTGCATCTGAAATGACGGTAAAAATAAACAACAAAATATCATATACAGTAAGACTTGCAAATTCTTTGACGATTCCGGTCACGACCGGAGACACATGGGAAGTTACATATTTTACAGCGAACTGTTACTTGTGGTTTATACCTAATAAGGTATTCTAAAATTTTATTCCAATAATTTTTACTGGAATTGCATAGTTATTACTTGCAGTTACTTGAGTATGCGAATTGCTGTATCCTATATCAAATTTAATTCCAGATTGTGTGATTATAAATTTTCGGTAATACAATCTAACATAATAATCGGTTGTGTTTACAACTGAAAACGTCTCAGTAAGATTGAGTTCTTTATTAAAAATATTTAAAAAGAAATTAAAATAATTAGATGTGTTATTATAAACCGAATGGCATATTCCTATCATGTCGAAATCTGATATGTTATCAATCTGAATTTCTTGAGCAACGAATGGTGTTAAATTTGTAGAACTATTCCATTCTGGATTAGTCCACAATACAACTATCTTTTTAGCTGCATCCTCAAACTTCTCAGTTAGTTCACGAGCTTCTGAAAGAATTTTAGTTGCCTTTACGTGGCTTTCATCCCATGCACCGGCTGGATGGGCAGTGGTGAATTTCCATACTTTGTTATTGCGAATAGTATAATCACCAACAGCATAATCAACTTCTGGATTAAATTCATCCCCCATGTCATCGTATGCCTGATTAACAGCAGCATTGGTTTCATTCATATCCTTTGCAGAGAAAGTGCTTCCAACAGATTGATAATCAGTAACATCTTCCAGAGATTTTGTTCCGTTGCTGTTTTCGGTAACATTATACTGCCGTTTTCCGTTCATAGATTCTGATAAAATATCATCTGTAAAATTTGTTTTTAATGCCATTATACTTGAACTCCTTTCATATTTCCAAATCTAAAAGCCAATCTTATAAGTCCGGCTTTTTGCCTGTCTAATAAATTGTACATGTTTAGTATTGCTGATTCGATTCTGTTCAGTTCATCGTATGTAATAAATACACCATTTGGTACGAATGTCTGTCTGTCACCAAAATCTTGAGTAAAAATATTTTGATTTATTTTCTCAAGATTTTCTTCAAATTTGTTTATTTCGCTTGCGTAGATATAATCTACATAGGTTTTTTCTGGGCCCATGTCTTGTGTGTCAAAAGACATATAAAGAGTTTCCGCTTTATCTTTCAGAAAATCCAGGTTTCCTTTTATGCGGTTGTAATCAGATATATTAAATCTGTCACTGACCGTCCAGTTCGTTTTTGGTTGGATCCACGCCATATTACAACACCGCCTTCCTTGCTTTTAATGATCCGCTCCATGTACCAGTAAACTTTAATTCGTTCTGATAAGCACGCACCATTGTATTTTCTCTGTTTTTTAGCTCTAAAAAGAAAAGATCGTTTGCATCAGTCCTCGGATCTCCGTTCCATGATATTTCATATTCCACATCACCCAAATAGTATGTAGACAACCATTTTTCAATGTCCACAGCCATTTCTAATGAGCTTACCAGAGGATTTTTCCATGTTTTTTCGGTTCCTGTCTGATTGTGAATTTTTGAATATGTTTGCGTATCTTGTAAATATTCTTGCCCACTTACAGAAATCCTCACTTTTTCTCCTACGTTTCCGACAATATTTACTTTTACAAAATAGCTGCTGCTATCAATGATTGACACTGTTGTATTAGCAGATTCCGTGGATACTGAGAATCCGTAAGAAGCTTTTGCAAGATATACTGTATACTCCTGTGTTGCTGATTCTAAAAGCACCTCTTCCGATGTAAGCTCTTTTATGGCTTCTGGATTTTCTTTGTAAAGCGTTCTTTCTACGGATATAGATTTTATTCTTTCTTGCCGTGTTTCTCTTGGAGAAGTAGAAAGATTAAAGTCTCTGGATAAAACGTAATCCGTTGAATCTCCAAATATAATATTGTCTATCGTTACTCTGGCATTTGGATGCCCTTTCGTAAACTCAATTTCTACTTTGTCGAATCGGTCTAATTGCCCAAGGTATCCTTGTTGTAATTCTGGATTTGACACGGTGTATTCTAATACAGTGGTTCCCAAGTAAGAAGTTTTTACTGAGTATTCTGCCGGAGCAACATTCCTAAAATAAATCATCATTCCGTAGCAGATATATCCTGATTCTAATGTGATCGTGATTTTCGGATTTTTTTGAAAATTACCATTTTCGTCAGCCAATTCGCTGCTTACATATCCTATATTTTCGATGTATTCTCCGTTTTCCGGTAGAAATTTTAAAGTCCCGTTCACAGAAGAAAAATCATTACTTCCCATTGCATATGCATCTTTTTGACTGTAACTAAGTATGTTTTGAGACCTGCTAAACTCGGTTTCTCCGTTCGTTTCTGCTGTCATATCAGGGACAAAAGATGATTTGATGTTAATTCGCCCTTTCCGATCCACGCTTAAAACACAACGTCCGGCATTAGATATAATCTGTAATGCTTCAGAATGCTTTACTGCAGGAACAGGATTGTATACGATTACGCTTTTCAAATATTCGTCTATATAGTATTCCTCATCCTTCATTCCGGCATCTGTAAAAACATCAACAGCCAAGTCATATAAAGATATTCCACTGTTCCGATATAAACCATTGTAATACATGGTATTTAATTTCCAGTAAAACACATCAACCATGGTAAATTCTGCTTGTACATCGTTTGCGCTCCATGACTTAAGGTATGTAGTAATTTCTGGAACCCATTCAATATCACCTTTTCCAGTTACATCGTATCCAAACGTGACTTTCATTTCCTGCCCTTGTTCAAGATATGCAATAGCTGATTCTGAGTTTTCAGGACTGTAATATAGGTTCTGGTTATCCACAACAAGGGTCATGTCTTGGCTTGGTACAGATTCACAAATAGGAGATACAAAATCTTTATAAGAAAAAGATTTGACCTCTTTATTTGAGAAAGTATTGGAAATTCCGCAGGTAAACTGTAAAATCCGCATTCGTCCCTGCCCATTAACCATGGCCAGCGGTGTTATCCGCAGGAACGTCACCGCATCGAATGTGTCCTCAGTAACAAATACGTTTCCTGAGTTTTCATAGGTCTTCGTTCCATTATCTGACTTGATTGTAAAAGATGTTGGGTAATATTCTCCAAAGTTAATAGTGAGTCCTTTAATATCAGCAAAGTTTCCAACAAAAGAGATATATATTGATTCCAAAAGTCCAGAAGTTACCATTCCGTTGTTATAAAAATCATAATCAGAATATTCTTCCGGCAAAAAATACATTGTTCCATCAACTTTGGAAAAATCTTGCTCCATAGTTGCATATATTTTCTTTGCGGTATTGTCCTTGAAAGGAGCGGTATTGTTTGCAAAATAAGCAAAATCATTATTGCTATCATCCGCAAGTACATTTTCTGTAGCAATTGAACTGACAATTCCAATTCTGGCAGATATATACCCTCGGTTCCTGCATGGCTTCTTCATTGCGTCTTTGTATTCTTTACTTACATTTTGCATGTTAATCACTCCAGGCCTGCATCAATAAGATTAAATTTACAATTCTCGTACTTTGTAACAATGTGAGAATCTTGGTCTGCAAATAATGGAACACCGGTCCTGTCTCCAGGATACATTGTAACGGTGATCGGTTTTCCTGTCCGGTAGTCCTCAAAAGTTACCGGCACATAAAATGGTTCTACTGCCTTTAACATTCTTTGCCATGTTTCTGCATCCAGCATTGCCCATTCCAGATTGTTCAGTTTAAAAATGTCTCTTCCTACTCGCTGCCCAATAACTGCGTTATTTGCGTTTCGTCCGGCATTTACCGTTGTGCTGATGATATACGAAAATCCAACCCTTGGACACGGGAAGTCTACTCCATTTACGTTCAAAAACGATGACATTCCTCCGCCTGATCGCATAGTTCTTATTGCCATGTAGGCACCTCCGTTCTTGGCAGAAGTACCATCGGGCAGTCTGCCAGTATCTTTTTCTGGTTAGCGGATGCCTGCATCCTCGGCACCCGGTATATTTCTTACTCTATCAATTTCGCTTTTAAATTCCGGCGGATATAGCCGGACATAAAGTGGGACAGGCTCTTTTCTATGCCCTCCCGGTAGTTCGTCTGCATGTACATATCAATTAGCGGAATATACTGGTCTAGCGTCCACACATCATCCATGATTCCATATTCGTCCTCATCCTGATGCAGGTAGTTGTATACGATATTGCTAATAGCCGGTCGTGTGAGTGGCTTATGCGGCTTTCCTTGTGTTCTGGCATATTTGCCTACAAAGTATTCGGCTATATCTTTCAGCTCTTCTCTATAGCTGCTATCTGGTGATTCTCCTTCTTCCGTCATTGCCTCGTTAATAGTTTTTATGACCGTAGGAGATAACGTACCTCTTTCAGATGATGGTGAGACCTCTTTTTCACCAGAAAAAGAGCATACTCCTTTCTCTGAATTGTAGTCTTTGTTTGTAATATCTGTAGTAGTGTATGGTATTGCACAACGGTTTGAATCGGTTCGATCTTCCATTTTCTCGTTATCGAACACGCGCTTATGCGCATTCAATGAATCATCCTCTGGTAAAGAGATTCTATAATCACTTAATGGATAGTCTTTTTTCTTAAGTGCCTTTGCAATATTGACAAGGTTTACTCTGTACTGCCATGTTCTATCCCATTTGTAATTTGGATTTTTTCTTCGGTCAACAAAACCCATTTCCACAATTTCGGAGACATATCTTCTGATCTGACTAACAGACAGTCCCAACATAACTTCCTCTGCCAGTTCATCTGCCGTCTTATAAATCCATCCATAGAGAAGTTCTCTTCCCTCTTCTCCGTATTTAGCAGCGATTTCATTTTCTTTCTGAATAAATTTATCAGCATCAGCAACTCTATCTGCCCAATAAATAAACTGACCTAAAATTACTGCCTTTTTATAATCTCCGGTAATCGCAACCAAATCTTCTCTGATTACCACTTTCTTAATTTTTTTGGGTTCCATATACTCTACCTCCTACAAATAGATTCCTACATTTATGAAAAACAACTGGCAGGCGGTGTAGGATTTCCGCTTTTTGTGTTGCAATCACTAGCCAGTTGGTTTTACCAATTTCAGACAAACAAAAAACGCCCACCAGACACAGTATCTCTACCATGTCCAGTGAGCGTGATTCTCAAAATGTTTGCCGTCCTTGCTCGATTCGCCCTATCCTTTTTGCCCCGTTCTCCCCTCAACGGCAAGCCGGGCGGAGCTGGCGGATTCGGTTAAATTTTCTTATATTATAACATTTTTTCTTCTTTATATCAAGAAGTTATTGGTCGATTACTAATGCAACATAACCGATTACATTATCAATGTCAGATTCGGAGCACCTGAATCTGCTATCCCGGATGCTCAGATATTCGTAGTGACCGTTGCCACATGAATGCCGTCTGACAATGAAAACGTTATCACCATAAATGATAACACTGTCTTCGGATGGTTTTGGATACCGGTCGTTTGCGATCAGAAGAATGTCATATGGAGTGTAGTGAGGCATATAGTGATCCACGGAGGTTTTTATACCCATAAAAATTTGCGGTTTGATATTTTGCGGAATATCGGTGATATCAATGGATTCAAAATCACTGGAAATATGTAGCGTGCCGTCCGGGTGCTCTTCCAGATTCATGACAGGGACAGTCTTGCGTCCTTGCCTGAAACCGCCATTGGAAAGCTCATATTGACGATGGATAAACCAACGGATAAAATACTGGTAGTGCTCAGGCATTTCACGGAACATGGATATGCAATCCATATTTTCTTCTGAAAAAGTATCCAGACCGATCAGCTCATCGAGAGTTACACCGATAGCTTTTGCTAAGAGGGCAGCAGTGGATAGCTTGCAATCTTTTGAGTTCTGGTACAACAGATTTTTAAGCGTGTCAAATGAAATACCAGCGGATTCAGCCAGCTCATGAATGGTAATGTCTGAATACTTTAAGCAAACATCCAAATTGTGACGTAAATTTGCTGTTAAGACGGCATTATCTCTGGTAAAATATTCTGATAATTCATACAAGTTTTCTTTTTTCATGACCTTTTACTCTCCTTATTTGAATGATAAAATGGCAATGTCTTCAAAAGAAGACATCAACTTCTGGCTGGGGGAGCACTAATCCGCATGGTGTTCCCTCATAATATAAATTTTACTTTTTTAGAAAAAATCTGTCAATATTTCCAGATTCCCAATCGTTTTACATATTACTGCATAATTCGACATAATTTGATATATATTGACAAAATAAGAACATATGTTCTATAATTATATTAAGCTACTTTACGGCACATGCGGATTTTTGATTGGAGGGTTTTTGGTGAATGAGAAGGAAGTTTACAGGGAACGGATTATTGAGATGGTGAAAAAAACGGAAAATAACGACATGCTACGATTCGTGTATATCGTGGTTTCTGAATTGAAAGGAATAGTAGAAGATGAACAAAATAAGAATTGAATCTAAGACAAGTGAGAGCGGATATACATCCACTAGAGTGTACTTTGACGATCATGAGATTACTGGAATCGTTAAAATGAAACTGGAACAGGATATTACTATGCATGTTCCTGTACTATCACTTGATATCAAGGCAACCGATCTCACTCTTGACGACCAAATGGTTAGAGTAAATCTTGATGGACTTGGAGAAATAGAAAAGATTATTTTCAAAGATGATAACTGGTGTAGGGAGTTCCCGTAATAGGAACTCATTACCTTTTTATTCCGTTTTGCACCAGTATGGAACATTCTTTTCCACGACAAGTGCCGTTTTCCATGGAATATTCGCACCGCACCCTACCGATGTCTGCTTTTCCGGTTGACAAATCTTTAAGTGTGCAGCTACCGTATGTTTCTAATTCAACAGAATAATTTTTCTTTTGCACATCGCAAAAACCATTTAATATCATTATTTTTATACCTCACTAAGCATGTTTATTGTTTCAATAACATGCTTTTTCTTTTCGTCTGAAAGTTCAAAATATTTTCTCAATGCCTTTGCCATTTCTGGGTCTTGAACCAATTTACCTACTAACTTTGCGGTTCCTGCTGACAGGTCTACCTTTGGTTCTTCCCCGGTCATTAAATAATCTACGGAGACTCCAAGAAACTGTGAAATAGAATACAATCGGTCTGCCGGAAACTTTCCTTCACGCAATTTACCTACATATCCATTTGAAAATCCACAGGCTTGTTCTAATTTTGATATTGGAATCTTTCGTTCTTTACATATTCTTTTCACTTCATCGACACTGTTAAAAGTTCCCATTTTGTTTCCTTTCCAAAAATAGAAATATTTCTAAAAATAGGGTTGACAAAATAGAGATATATCGATATAATCAAAACATAAATTTAGAAATTCCTCTAAAATTTAAAAATGATTATTCGATAAATCTCGGTATTTGTTGGCACTTATATTGTAGATTATTCTCTAATCGTTGTCAATAGAGCTATTTCTAAAAAATAAAAGAAAGGAGGATTAAATGTGATTTATGACAAAGTGATTGAGTATTGTGAGAAAAATAAATTGTCTATAGCAGCATTTGAAAAAAAATGTGGAATTGGAAATGGCACAATCGGAAGATGGGAAAACAATTCTTCGCTTCCTGCCATGTCAACATTGCAGAAGATGGAAATCGCCACAGGGGTTCCAATTAGAAAATGGATTGAGTAGGAGGTGAGAAAAATGAAAGAATCATATGGATATGAAGTTGATGGAAATAGCATGACTTTGTCCGACAGTGTAGAGTGCATAGCACTTATGATTGCAGAAGAGTGCTATAGCGGTGAGAAGAGAATCGAAGAAATTCAGCAAAGATGCAAAATCCTTGATTCTCTTTCAATGGCACTACTGGCAGTTAAAAAATAGTATTTTTACTGCGCATTGGGTTGGTAGCTGCTTCGCATCTTGCTGGTTCTGGTTTTTCTTCCGGTAAAGACTTGATGATTTCGGAATAGTATTGGTCGTACAGGCTCTTGAAATCATCGAATGTTCCGGCATATCCGCAGATTTTAGCAATGGCATAAGCAGATACGTAATCTTTGGCATCCATGAATTTTACCTCCTTAATTGTTTAAAGGAGATTATATCACAGGAAGGAAGTGAATTGAATGAGTGAAAGAGAAAAACAGGTAGTTGAGAAACTGAAAGATGCAATTCCGAAGATGTCAGATTTTGACAAGGGTTATATTCTTGGGAAAGTTGAGAGCATGGCAGAACAGAAGGAGAAAGATAAGCTCGACAAGAAAGAGTAGGTGGTCAGATGAGTAATGCACCATGTCTGAACTGCGATCTGAGAGGATGCGGAAGCTACCATGATGAGTGTGAGAAGTACAAGGCATTTGTTGAAGAACAGAATATTTTGAAAAACAAAAGGCTGGAAGCAAACACTAAAGTAGTTCCACCGAGACCGTATCGCAGCCATAAGGTAACACCGATTAAGTGCCATAAGAGATAAAGAAAGGAGAAGTAATGGCAAATCATATGGAAGAAATCCAGAAGAGCTATTTTGAAAATCTTTCAAAAGATTTATGCAGTACCTGTGAAGGGTCACAGTTCATGGCAAAATACATGACTTCGAGAAGTGATATCTCTGATTTAGAGAAAAAGGTACTGGAAGTAATCAAAGATAGCGACATCTCAACAGCAGAAGCCATCGGCTTCATGGAGTACATGAAACATGTAATTACCAAATGTTCATGTCCTCGAAACAAATAAAAATTTCGTCCCCGTTGTTGTCTTTTTCAGAATCAGGTATTTGAGAAGCGGTTTTCATCAAATCAACAACCTTGTCAGAGAAAGACGGGATTTTCCCACAGTTAGGACACGAAATCTTATCCAAGGACAGTGTGTTGCTAATTGTGTAGGAACAGTAGCAGGAACATTTGATTTTTAGACCTAAAGTCATATGATGTGACCTCCTTATAAAAGATAAGGAAATTATAACATGAAAGAAGGTGAATGGAAATGAATGAATTGGAGCAGAAAACGCTTACTTCAATGGAAGTGGCTGAGATGACAGGAAAGTTACATAAAAATCTTTTGGCAGATATCAGAGGATATGAGGAAGAACTTAACGAGCTGAACATTCAGCCGGTAGAATTTTTTATGAAAAGCACTTACAAAGATGCAAAAGGGCAAACACGCCCATGCTACAACGTCACCAAGAAAGGATGCGAGTTTATCGCTCATAAGTTGACCGGCATTAAAGGAACGAAGTTTACGGCGAAATACATAAACAGATTCCATGAGATGGAAGAAGTTATAAGAACACAGATTCCGACAGGGAAAGAACTGCTGGCATTGGCAGTGATAGAAGCTCAGAAAACCATTGACAGTCTGAAAGAGCATAACACAAAGCTGATCGAGGACTGTGAGCGGATGAAACCGAAAGAGATATTTGCTGATGCGGTGTCTGCCAGTAAGACCTCCATACTGATTGGAGACCTTGCAAAACTGATCTGCCAGAATGGTTGCCAGATCGGGCAGAAGAGGTTATTCGAGTGGATGAGAGCTAACGGGTATCTGATCCTGAGAAAAGGGTCTGATTACAATATGCCGACCCAGAGGAGCATGGAGATGGGACTTTTCGAGATTAAGGAAAGCACACATCTCAATGGAGATGGACTGAACGTGATAAGCAAAACTCCAAAAGTTACAGGAAAAGGTCAGCAGTATTTTATCAACAAATTTATGAAACAGGCGGAGGCGGTATGAAAAGGATGATAACGGCGGTAATAATCGTAATATTGTTGTTTGCCGGTTTTGCCTTAATTGCGAATGCCGGGAGCGATCATCAGGGAGACTGGCAAGAGTATATCGAAAGACTCTGCGAAGACAAAGATATTTTGCCTGAGCTGGTGGAGGCAATGATTGAAAAGGAATCCAGCTGGGATCCGGAGGCGGTAAACGGTAACTGTGTAGGACTCATGCAGGTGAATAAAGAGATCCACAAAGAGTTGATAGGCGACCGTGATATGACAGATCCATACGACAACATTTATGTGGGAGTAACTATTCTGGAAGAACTGCTTCACAAATATGGTGAAGCGGCACCGGCATTGATGTTCTATAACGCAGGATATTCCGATAATTACGGAATCGGAGCGTATGAGGATGAAAAGCTTAGCAACTATGCTGATGAGATTTTGAAACGTGCAGCGGAACTGGAAAGACTGCACGGGAAATAGGAGGAATAGACCATGACAATTTATATTCCAGAATTTTGGGTAGGATTTATGGCCTGCATTATTGCGGAAGTTACAGCAATCGTGGCATATACCTGGTATGTTTCATGGAGAAAGAAAAGATGAAGCAGCCGAAACGCCTCACAAGAGAGCAAAAAGAAGCTGTGGCAGCGTCCAGGTTGAATCCAAATAATTGGATGCTAGCAGGAGAAACAGAATTTTACTTAAAAGTGATCCATAAAGAGAGCGGAATCATTCGATCCGTGGATAAATTCAGAAGATTAAGGAGAATAAGATGAAAAAGGAAATGACAGTGCAGGAATGCGTAGAAAGATTTGAAAAGAGTGGAAAAACCGTTGAAATCAATGACGGGAAGGTTGAGTATGCGGAGGACGAAAAATGAAGGAAGTCGAGCTTAGAGAAGACGAATATGTCTGCATCAGAAAAGACACATACGACAGACTTCTTGACATCGAAACAAGAGTTGATGTTCTTGTTGATTTACTGGCAGCAGATAAGCATGTCGATGTAGAACTGGAATTGAGGATTCTTGGAACGGAATTAGCAATCACAACAGCAAATGAGATAAAAGCTGAAAAGGAGAGGGAATATGAAGCTTATAAAAATGGTTCTTCGCAACTTCATGGCGTATCCGGAAGCTGAAATTGATTTTTCAGATATTACTAAAATTTCCGGAAAAAATGGTGCTGGAAAGTCGAGTATTGCAACAGCATACACATGGGTGCTTTTTGACTGCGACTATAATCTGAAAAGCAGTCCGACAGTTCGCAGGGAAGTTACAGGATCTCCGGTAATGGATTCTGATGTAGAAGTAACACTGATATTCGATCTGGATGGAAAAGAAATTTCCATGCGAAAGGTACAGCACCGGACGATCAGCAAGGACGGAGCATCTTACAAAGATGATAATAAATATTTTATCAATGATGTTCCAAAGAAAAAAGCTGAATTTGAATCATATCTTGGAATTGATATGGGACTTTTGAAAAGCTGCTCGAATCCGGAAGCTTTTTTAGTAAAAAAATCAGATGAAATGAGAGCATATTTGTTTTCGCTTTCAGAATCTTTTTCAGATATGTATGTTTGCATGGAGAACGAAAGCCTTCATGGACTGGCAGAAAAGCTGAAAGATTATTCAGTTGAGGAGTTATCTGCCATGAATAAGAAAAAGAAATCGGATATTGAGAAAGAGCTTCCGGTTCTGGACGGACAGATTAAGGAGAAAGAACGAGACATCAAGTTAAAATCCGACATGGATGTATCTGATCTGGAATTGCAGAGAAATACACTGAAAGAACAGATTGCAGAGAATCTGAAAAAACAGGCTGATAGTCAGAACATTTTGAAAGATTATGAAGCTGCGACTGACGGAATTATGGAGCTGAAATTCAAACTGTCAGATATGCAGAATCAGGCGAATAATGCTCTTTCTGAAAAAGTCAGGGAAATCAGGAGCGAGATTGCAGAAAAAACAGTCGAAAAGCGGAGATTAGAAATTGAGTCTGACAATTACAGCCGGAAAGTAGAAATATTGACAGATTCAATTAAGAGATTGACCGAAGATAAGCAGAAAATGGCTGAACTTTGGAAGCAGGAGAAAGCAAGAGTATTTGACGAAAACAGTACCGTGTGCGTCTACTGCGGGCAGGAATATCCAGATGACAAGAAAGAACAGCTCCGGTCAGAGTTTGCTGTCAGAAAAGAAGCTGAGTTAAAACGGATTACCGATAAAGGAATGTCGCTGAAAAAGACGATTGAAGAAGATGAACAAGAAGTCGAGAAACTGAATGATTCTTTGAAAGAGACAACTGAAGATATCAGAAATATCGAAGAAGAGATTCGACTTCTCAAAGAAAAAGAAGCAAAAATTCCGGTTGCTGCGGATATTTCCGGTAATGAAGAATATAAGAAAATTCAGGACCAGATTGCTGAAAAGGAAAAGTACCTGGAACAGTTTGGAAACGCTTCTGATCTGAAAGGACAGCTTAAACAGGAAGAATCGGAGCTAAACGAACAGCTGAGAGCCTGCGAACAGAAAATTGCACAGTCGGATACTTCCGCAGAAGAAGAACGACTGGAAGAACTGAAAGCAAGAAAGCTTGACCTGGGGCAGAAAAAGACGGATGCAGAGCATATACTTGACCTTCTGGCAGAACTGGAAAAGAAGAAAAACGAGCTGATTTCTGATGAAGTCAACAGCCATTTTGGACTGGTTAAATGGAAGTTGTTCGAGAATGCAAAGAACGGCAATTATAAATCTGTATGTATTCCACAGATTGATGGAAAGTCAATTCTGACCACCATCAGCAATAAGGGAAACCGGATTCTCGGGAAACTGGATATTTGCCGGAGTATCCAGAAAATCGAGGGCATTTCAGTTCCTATTTGGTTGGACGATTGCGAGTCGTTAGACTCTGAAAATCAGAAGAAGGTTATTGATATGGTGGACGGACAGCTGATTATGCTGATCGTAAATGATGGAAAAGAATTAAAAGTGGAGTGAGAAAGAATGACGCTATATTTTTATGAATTGGACAGGACGTATGCATTTCTGAACGGAACTGGGATAAAAATTCGGAAATGCGAAGCAAAAGAAAGACCAAAAACATACGTACCGTTGAATGAGAAGTTTTTTCCGAATTATGTATACTCTGTAAGAAAAGAAGAGATAGGGGAAGTACTGAATGGAAGTACGGTTATTTTGGAAAAGCCGGATTTTGAACTTGCAAAAATAATTTTTATGAAAAGGTTGAAACTTGAGATTCAAAAAAAGGAAAAAGAATTAGAACGCCTGGAAAAAATTTATGATGCAGTTTTGGAAAGCGAGGAAAAATAAAATGGCAAAATTTAAAGTCAGACAGGACGCAAATTATGCAGTAGGGCATTTGCGCTACGGTCACAGAGAGGGAACCATTGAAGCTGATTCGAAAGAAGATGCTTTAAACAAGCTGAAAAATGATGGATATACAGACTATCTTGATTTTGTTTTAGATGATTATGAGCTTGAGGACGTTGATTACAGTGGCAATGATTTTGAAATCGAAGAAAGTGAGGAGTAAAAATGAGTAAAGCATTGGATATGGCAAGATAACTGGTTAAGAAGCTGGAAGAAGAGGAAAAACAGTCGAAAGTGCAGCTTTCAACTTTGAATCCGGGAGATGTATTCAAAATTGGAGAGCATGATTTTATTGTACTGATGCAGTGCAGAGAGGAAACAGCAGTAATTTCCAAAGGATTCATGGCTGAAAATGTGAAATTTGATGAGGATTCGAGAAACTATAAAGAGTCAAATCTGAAAAAGGTTATCGAGAATCTGATCCAGCCGGTTATTGAGGTGGAGGTCGGATCAAAAAACCTTATTGAACATGAGGTTGATCTGACAAGTGTAGATATGCAGGATGAGTTTGGAGGATTCAAGTGCAAAGTCAGACCAATCACATTCGACGAAGCCAGACTGTACAACAATTTACTGGTTAATAAAAACCTTAATGATTGGTGGTGGACATGCACACCTTGGAGCACAGAAGACAGAGGATGGAAATATTCAATTGCCGTTGTTGCTCCGTCCGGCCGTATCAGCAGCAGCGTTTGCAACGGCTGCGGCGGTGTTCGCCCGTTTTGTATCTTAAAATCCAATATCTTTGTATCGAAGGGAGAATGAAAATGGGATTAACAATGAAAGCATTGCAGGAACAGATTGATGTGTTAAAAAAAGAAATGGAAGAGCTGAGAAGCGGCCAGAAAGTAGAATGCAACAAGAAATTTTCCAAATTTCTTACTATTGGTGAAACATTTGAACTGGCAGGAGTTAATTGGAAGATTATCGACATCACAACTGACGGTTATGTTTGCTTGTCTGATTCTATAGGTGAAATGAAATTCAGCTCTGAAGACAATGACTGGAGAACCAGCGATCTTCGGAAGTATTTGAATGAAGAATTTTTGAAAAAGATTGAATCAGAAATCGGAGCAGGTAATCTGATAGGATTTGAAAGAAATCTTCTTTCTTTGGACGGTCAGACGGAGTACGGAACATGTGATGATAAAGTTTCACTTTTGACAGTGGATGAGTACCGGAAATACAGAAAGCTCATTCCAAATACATACGATTGGTTCTGGTTGATTTCTCCGTGGAGTACACCTTGCAACGGATTCAAAAAAAGTGTTACCGTCGTTGCCCCGTCCGGCCTTATCGACTACCTCGGTTGCGATATCAGCTGCGGTGTTCGCCCATTCTGTATCTTTTCTGCTGCAATCTTTGAATCAGAGGAAAAATAAATGGCGGAAGAAAAATTTTTAGAAAAGTATAACGCTTGGAAAAACCATGCATTGCATGGAAATTGCATTAAGTTATGCCAATCGATGGATTTATATGTAAAAGAATTATTGGAGGAATAAGTAAATTATGGCAGATACACAGGTAGCAGTAACAGAGGAAAAGAGAGAAGTATCAAGAAATAAAGTGACGGATTACAGCCTTGGAATCTTTGGAACGTCAGATAACTTCATTATGGCTATGCAGATGGCAAAAGCATTGTCAAGCTCAACCATAGTGCCACAAACGTTCCAGAGAAATGAAGCGAATTGTCTGATTGCCATTGAGCAGGCACAGAGATTGCACGTAAGTCCACTTATGGTAATGCAGAATCTTAATGTGATTCAGGGAAGACCGTCATGGAGTTCCAAGTTTTTGATTGCTGCGATCAATAACAGCGGAAAATTTGATACGGAATTACAGTTCGAGGAGAAGAAGGACAAGGATGGAAAGCCATTTTCTTGCACAGCATGGGTAATGAAGAATGGTAGAAAAGTTGAAGGAATGACGGTTGACATGGACATGGCGAGAGCAGAGGGATGGCTTAGCAAAAACGGAAGTAAATGGAAAACCATGCCACAGCTGATGCTTCGTTACAGAGCGGCATCTTTCTTTTCCAGTCTTAATTGCCCGGAACTGACTATGGGTCTGTATACAAAAGAAGAGATTATTGACGGTGATTTCAAAGAATACAAGATCGAAGATGTTCAGGAGCAGGCTCATGAAGAGATTGTTCAGAATGCAAATTCTGTGGATTTTGAACCAGAAGAAACTGCTGGAACAGTGACCGAACCGGACGGGCAGCAGGCAATGCCGGAGTTCATGCGGGAGTAGGATGATGAAATCAGCAAATTTAAAACAGATGATGGATGATATGAATAATGGCACTTATGACCTAACATGCAACGGAGAATGTATACAGTGCGGCAATTGTTGCGGTAATTTGCTTCCTATGACTGAAGAAGAAATTGTAACAATCCGTAAGTACGTTAATAAACACCATATTAAGGAACACAGGCATAATTATCCGATAGCTACACCGACAATGGATATAACTTGTCCGTTCCTCAATGATGATAAGTCAAAAGAAAAGTGCGAGATTTATTCAGTTAGACCGAGGATTTGCAGAGATTTTATTTGCTGTCCGAGCAAAAGACCACCAATTGATGATTGGGGCTACAAATTAAAGTGCAAGGCAGTTGATGTCAGAAAGGAGTTTTACGGATGAGAGTAATTTCGCAGGATGGATATATGGATATGCCGTATGAAGATTTTGTTTTCAGTGCTACAGATGATTGGAAAATCAAAGTAGCGAAAGATGTAGTTTATACCACTGGACAAGGAAAATTAAGAGTAATTGCCGAATATTCTTCCAGAAAAAAAGTCTTGAAAGTCATGGAATTGCTGAGAGAAGCGTATTTGAAATTTGCTCATGCAACAAATAGTGATAGCTTTTATACGTTTTTTGATAATCCTAAGGTTTTTCGGTTTCCAGCGGACGATGAGGTGAAAGTATGACTCTTAAAGAACGAGTGATTGTAGAAGCCTACACAGGTTACTGTATGACAACAGGCGAGGAAAGAGAAGAACTCTATAAATACATAGCGAATGCTATGGGCAGACCGATTTTTTCCCATGAACTTGCAGATGAAGAAATCCTAAGCGAGTTGCACGATAAAGTTAAAACGGATTTTATCAGGCTTTGCAGAGGAGAGGATGTGTAGGTATGAGACAGAATCCGTGCAGATATTGCTCATCGTCAGTGGACATAAAAGGGAAGCATTTCGCAAGTTTTTCGGAAAAATGTTGGGAATGTGATTACAAGAAGCAACACATGGAATATCTGAAAAAGAATCGGAAATTTGAGGAAGGCGAACCAATAACAAGCCTTGAAGAATTGCTGAAACAGGAATGGGTTATGTGGTATCACAACACAAAGCACATTGAAGTGATTAAGCATACTCAACTTTTAACCGTCTTGAGATGGCTTGAGGATGGCGCTTTTCATAAGGCTATCAGAAAGGAAAGCGAGGATAGAAAATGCTGATCATTAAAAACACAGAGCATGTTAAATTCATAAGCTATACAGGGGGATATCCTAATTTATGTAGCGGAAATTTAACACTGGAAATTGACGGTGAAAATGTAGTATTTGGTAATGTGTATGGCACTGGAATGCAGAAACGCACAGGAATACAACCTATATTTTGGCACTCTGGCGGATATGTGGGAGACGATTACGAAGCCTACAAAGGAGAATGGCAGATAGATGTAGAAGAAATACCAGAAGAATACCGCAAGTATGCAAGTGAAATTGATAAGGTGTTTAATGACAATGTGCCGTATGGCTGCTGTGGAGGTTGTATATGAAGCTTAAATGCATCGCGACAGGAAGCACAGGGAACTGCTATACCGTAACTTCCGACAGTGGAGAAACACTTATTCTCGATTGCGGAGTACCGATCAAGGAAATTAAGAAAGGTTTGAATTGGAACATTAAAAATATTGTGGGTGTGTTATGCACCCATAAGCACCTTGATCATAGCAAGTCGGTAAAAGATTTTAGGCAAATTGGAATATCAATATATGGGTTATATTCAGAAGTTGCCTATATGAGAACAATGAAGGTAGGAGAGTTTACAACAAAACCATTTGATTTAACAACAATAGACGGAAACTGGACACATACAAATGCAGACGGAACACCTTGCCCGATATATGGCTTTCTGATAACTCACAAGGAAATGGGGAGAATGCTTTACATAACCGATTGTGAATTAATCAAATGGAGATATAGAGACATAAATCATGTTTTGCTAGGGGTAAATTACGACAAAAATTTAATTTCTGGTGATGACGCAAAGAAAAACCATGTTGTCCGGGGACACATGAGCATTGACACAGCTTGCGACTTTGTAAAAGCCAATGCGTCAGATCGGTTGCAGAACGTGATTATGTGCCATTTATCGAGCGAAAATGCTGATAGTGATAGTTTTATCGAGAAGATGAAAAAAGTTGCTTATGGGGCGAATGTAGATGTTGCGGTTGCAGGGAAAAGTTGGGATTTGAAAAATCCTAGTGAGTGTCCGTTTTAGAAAGGAGATTATATGGCTAAATACAAAGATATTTTAGGAAATATAAGAGAGTGTGAGGATAAAACAATAACAATCAGCCTTGAAAGATACAATACTTTGCTTATTAAAGAAGCTATTGCTGATGGCTTTGTAGAACTCAAGGAAATAGAGGAAAAAAAGAATGATTAAAGGCAGAAAAGTCTACGACCCATTAACTGATACTTGGAGCACAGGTTATTGGGTTGCGGATGATAAAGGGAATTATTACCCAATATGGTAGAAGAATATCCAAATTCAGAATATGAAATTGTGATTAGAAGAAAGGCGGAATGACTTATCAATAAAGTAATTTTAACAGGTAGATTCGTGAAAGACCCTGACATTAGATACTCAAACGGAGAGAAAACAACTGCGGTTGCGAGATTTACTCTGGCAGTAGACAGGAGATTCAAAGGTGATGGAAACCAGACGGCTGATTTTATCAACTGTGTAGCGTTCGGAAAATCCGGGGAGTTTATCGAAAAATACTTCCGTAAAGGTATGAAAGCTAATATTTGTGGACGGATTCAGACCGGCTCTTATACGAACAAGGACGGAAACAAGGTCTACACTACAGATGTTCTGGTGGAAGAGATTGAGTTTGGCGAAAGTAAGAACAGCAATCAGCAGAGCGCAGCTCCGGCTAATCCAAGTAATGCAGTCAATCCAATGACTGATGAAAATGGTTTCATGAACATCCCCGATGGAATTGACGAAGAGTTACCGTTTGCGTGATAGAGAGGGTGAGAAAATGAAAAAATTTGAACTTACAGCAGAATATGTGACCAATATTTTTGGAAAGAAATTATTTAGAATCAAGGCTCTTGTGGAATTTGGAAATGTGAAAGAAGGAGACCTCGGAGGATTTGTAGAGAAAGAAAGTAACATTGATGATGACGGCAATGCATGGATCGCCGGCAATGCACAAGTTTTCGGCAATGCAAAGATCTCCGGCAATGCACAAGTCTATGGAAATGCAAAGGTTTTCGGGAATGCATGGGTATACGGAAATGCATGGATCTCTGGAAATGCACAGGTCTATGGAAATGCATGTGTAGCTGGAAGTGTACAGATATCCGAAAATGCACAGGTATACGGAAATGCATGGATCTCTGGAAATGCACAGGTCTATGGAAATGCATGTGTCGCCGAAAATCTGGATTATGCAATAGTCGGAGGGTTTGGCAGCGAGCAGCAGACAATTACATTCTTCCGCCAGAAAGACGGATCTGTGGGAGCAAAATGCGGATTCTTTTACGGAACACTGGAAGAATTTCGAGAAAAGGTACTGGAAACTCATGGGGAAAGCAAATACGCGCAGGAATACCTGATGATCGCAGATCTGATGGAATTACATTTTGCAGGAGGCTGTGATGGCAATGATAAAGACGACCATTCATGTCTGTAAAAAATGCAGATTCAGTGAATGGGGTAACAATGCAAATGTAACATGTGGCTACTACTCAATGACTGGTAATCACAGAAACTGTGAAGTAGGCTGGTGCGACAAGTACCAGCCGAGAAAGAGGAAGAAATAAAAATGAGCAAAATTATCGAATATGCAAAATCTGAACTTGATCGCATTCCGAAAGATGAAGATGGAATGCAGGAAATGATGAACAATGACATTTTGGAGATTCTTGAAAAATTTGCAGATCAGGGGCACAGCGGTTTTTCTGCCAGCTACGCAATTAGTGTTCTGGAAAGACTGATGAGGTGGAAACCTATTAGTCCACTGACAGGCGAAGAAGATGAATGGATTACGACATATGGATCAACAAAGCAGAACAAGAGATGCTCTAGTGTATTTCTTAAGCCGGATGGGACAGCATATGACATTGATGGAATCGCGGTAAGTGACAATGGAGGAATTACTTGGTTTTCAAGCGGGAGATTCCGGAAAGAAATCACATTCCCGTATATGCCACCTATCCATTCGGAAAAAGTGTATATCGAGTATACGGAGGATGTGCCGCCGGGATTTACAGGAGATAAATATGACATCATTACTGACGATAAAGAGCGGATCAAGGCGTTGTATGAGAGAAAAAGAAAAGAGTTTGACGGAGAATAAATAATAGAAAGGAGCCGAACCAGCGCGCATAAAGGGTACCCGGTTCCTACGAAAATGTTTATCAAAGAAGACGATTTGAAACTGAACGATTGGCAGTTCAGCCAGCGGAAATACCTTCCGTGGGAAGCAAAACTGAAATTGACAGAAACCAGAATCAAGGAATGGCATGAAAACTGGAACGGTGATGTGTATGTATCGTATTCCGGCGGACTTGACAGCACTGTATTGCTGGATCTGGTGAGAAAATGCGTTGGAGATGATGTTCCGGCCGTATTTTCCAATACTGGATTGGAATTTCCAGAGATTGTAAGGTTTGCAAGACAGGCCAAGGGAGAGTATGTAGAGATTCACCCGGTTGATAAAACCGGGAAAAGGATAACTTTCCGTCAGGTAGTTGACATGTATGGATTCCCTCTGGTTTCTAAAGAAACAGCATTGAAGATACAAAAATTACGGCACGGAAACTTGTCTGATCGGTATCGGAATTATCTTCTGAATGGAGACGAGCGAGGAAAGTATGGAGTATTGGCTGATAAATGGAAATTTTTGCTGTCGGAACCATTTGATACATCTGAAAAATGCTGCCACATCATGAAGAAAAATCCATTTAAGAAATATGCGAAGAAGACAGGAAGAAAGCCGTACATAGGCGTGACGCAGGATGAAGGTTTTATGAGAGCGCATCAGTATGCACACACCGGATGCAACGTATATGACGGAAATACTATTAAAAGCCAGCCTTTAGGATTCTGGACAAGACAGGATGTACTTCGGTATGTGATGGAGAATGATCTTCCCATCTGTTCTGTATACGGGGACATCAAACAGACTCCATGCGGGGAGTATTACACGACTGGTGAGCAACGAACCGGTTGCATGTTTTGCGGATTCGGAGCTCATTTGGAAAGTAGTCCTAATAGATTCCAGAGAATGTCTGAGACCCATCCAAGGCACTATGAGATATGCATGAATCTCAAAAATAATGGTGTGAGCTACAAAGATGCATTGTTGGAATGCGGAATCGAAGTTGAAACATGGAGACGAGTAGGCCAGATGAAGATCACAGATTTCCCGGAGGTGATGCCATGATACAGATTTTAGAATTGTTCGGCGGTATTGGATCTCCGCGATGCGCCTTGCGCAACCTCGGGATCCCTGTAAAAGCCATCGACTATGTGGAAATAGATGAAAAAGCAGTCAGAAGCTATAACGCAATGTTTGCCGCTGACTTGCCATACAAAACGCAAAGTGTAGTCGGCTGGAATTTGAAGCCGGATATCCTGATACATGGCAGTCCGTGCCAAGATTTCAGCATTGCCGGTAAACAGAAGGGCGCAGACGAAGGATCAGAAACACGGTCAAGCCTTATGTGGGAGACGATACACATTATTCAGCAGATGGGCGCATGGAAACCGAGGTATGTGATCTGGGAGAACGTGAAGAATGTGCGGAGCAAGTACATGGTACACAATCACAACAGATATATGTCTGAAATGGCAAAAATGGGATACACCAGCAGTTATGAGCTTCTGGATGCAAGAAACTTCGGACTGCCGCAGGCAAGGCAAAGATATTTCACAGTATCGGTACTCGGGACGGAGTATTTTGATTTTTCTGATCTGATACACACACCAATGCGTAATATAAAAAATTTCCTAGAAACAGATGTTCCAGAATACTACGTGGTAACACAGCCAAGCATGTTGCGGAGAATAGATGGGTTATCTGACTATGACGGGAGCTTCAAAGGGAGAGTGCCTGTAATCAGAGATTATGCAATGACAATAACCTGCAAACAGATGCGCAGTCCGAACAGTGGGGTTGTGGATATTGGGAATGGGAAATACAGGTATCTTACAGAACGGGAGTGTTGGAGAATCCAAGGCTATACCGATGAAGATTTTGAAAATGCAAAAAGAGTGCATCCAGGGAAAGAAAATTGTCTGAACGGTGCACTGTATAAGCAAGCTGGAAACAGCATCCCTGTCCCGATCTTTGAAAGCCTGTTCCGCAAGATAATTCTCGGAGAAACAGAGAAAATTGAAGATCAGACCGGACAGCTCCGTTTTGCGTAACTCAATTTAACTCGATTTAACTCAATTAACGAGTTAAATTAACTCGACTGATGAATTGGACATTGGAGTGGAGATGTCAGCGGTTCAAAGGCAAAATGTATTGCCTGGATGCCACTGCCGGAGTCGTGGAAAGGAGAATGAGTATGTACTGTAATGGAAACTGCGAATTTCTGGATAAAAAACGCAAGAAATGCAAAGCGGACGGAACAATTATTGCATATATGAGAGTAAGAGGTAGAAACCTGGCATATGCCTGCTATGAACATAGAGTAGGCTGTGTGAAAGATAGGGAGGAAAAAGCTGATGGAGAATCTTAAACCGTGCCCTTTCTGCGGAAAAACACCAAAAATCGAACATTGGTCAAGTGGAGGAATGATGTATATGGTAAAGTGCAACAATCCTGATTGTCCTGTGCCGGTAGTGTCTTATCCGGCAGGACATAACCTGAGTGAGGTAATTTCCGAATGGAACAGGAGGGCGAACAATGGGAAGACTGATTGATGCTGGGCTGTTTTTGGACAACCTAAGCGGAAGGCTTGAAAGCATGAAAGACTATGATGCAGTAAAAGATGTGATTAACAATATGCCGACCGCCTACGATGTGGACAAGGTTGTGGAGCAGTTGGAAGAAGGAAAGAAGAGAGCATCAGAACTATGTTTGTCAATTAATGACTGTGCGCAAAGACTGAAATACATTGAAAAAGAACAGACTATAGCTTTAGCAATCGAAATTGTGAAAGGCGGTGGTGTAGATGGCAATTAAACCGATATTATTTAACACCGAAATGGTTCGGGCGATTTTGGACGGGCGGAAGACCTGCACACGGCGGATTGCGAAAGGATTTATTCCAGATGATGCATTATGGGGATATACAGCATTTACTCCTAAAGGATATATATCTTGTAGAGGGGTGTATGCCGATGGATACGGCGAAGGATTTTACAAATTGCCGTATCAGCCGGGTGACCTCCTGTATGTTCGAGAAACATGGGGTATCAGCAATATGGACGATGAAAGCAAGATGGCCTATATAGTATATCGAGCATCTGAAGACCAGGAAAACGAAGGCTGTCGAGAAGTGCATCTCCCAGATGAAAAATTTGAAAAGATGTATGAATCTATGGCGGAAAGTGAACCAGAATGGCACCCATCCATCCACATGCCGAAAGAAGCCGCACGTATCTGGCTTAAGGTTACGGATGTGAGAGTGGAGCGGTTACAGGATATTACAGAGGATGGAGTGTGGGATGAAGGATTTAAATTTAAACCGCCATGCTTAACCAGAGTATCAGCAGATGGACATACTTGCGATTTAGATGGTCCATGTATGAGCAGTATTAAATATTGCGACATGACTATGGGAGAGTTGTTTGGCAGGGAATTATGGGACAAAACCATTAAGAAATCAGACCTTGACCGCTACGGCTGGGATGCGAACCCGTGGGTCTGGGAAATAGAATTTGAGCGGTGTGAAAAACCGCAGGAGGTAAACGATAATGATTAAGATTTTTGCCGGAATAGGCATGGGTTGGGTGCTCTATGTCGCATACGTATTGCTGAAATGCAGTCTGGAAAGATTCAAAAGGTGGAGAAAGACTGGGTGCAAGGTCAAAATGCTCTGCAAACCACATGTGTATGGTTTTTATTATATGTGTCCAAACGATGGAGAAGTGACTCTAAAGTGCAAAAAATGTGGGAAGGTCAAGAAACTGTATGTTGATGTGGAATCGTTCAAAGGAGTGTTTGACGAAGTATGAGCAAAAAAGTGAAATGCGGTGAATGTTACTGTCTGATGCAGTGGATGCTACCACAGGGAGTCACGAAGAAAAATTACGAATATGCAAAAGTTTGTCTGGAAGCTGTAAAGACAACCGGTGTGTGCGGTATTACCAGCAGAACAAAGCGCAAGGATCACAAGCAGTATTGCAAACACTTCAGACCGGTTGATAAGTTGGAAGACATAGATGAGCGGATCAAACGTCTGGAAGAAAAGATTAGAAAGTATGAGAAGGAGAACGGGCTATGAGAGAGATTCTTTTCCGTGGGAAACGGATTGATAATCCGGAACTGTTGGAGGAAAGCAATGAAGGGGAATGAAGCAGAAATCTTACCGAGGGATATGCAGGAGTATCGTGAATTAACAGACCGTGTAAAAGCCATCTATGGAGATCAGATGACTCTGAAAGATATGGTGGATGTAATGGAACGAATAATCCGGGAGCCTGGCAGAAA